AATCGAGAATGATTTTGGCGTGAATGTTGGAAACCAGATTAACCTTATGAACGGAAATGGTGGCGGTTCCGTATCCACTGGTTCGTCAGATGACAATCACGTGATGAGTGATGAGGAATATTACAAGCGTTACGGTCACCGTCGTGGTGAAAATGTCAGTGCCAAGGTAAATTTTCTCAGCGGGACACGCTGATGGGCGGGCGTGTCTCGGAAATATACAATAGCCTTTCTGAGGAAGAAAAAAATAAAAACCAAAAAGAATACGAACAGCTTCTTGCGGCTTTTATGGCGATTCTGAAGAATTATCCAAATGCAGAAAAACGGAACGAGGCGATTGAGGATTTGATGGGACTCAGAGCCAAGTTCGCCATTGAACGTGGTATTAGGGCATACGGCATGACCCCCACGGCAGCTTATGAGCTTATCAAGAAAGACGATGATGAGTTGTCTGAGAAGAAACGTGAGAAAAAGATGGTTATCGCCGCCCTCATAGACAATATGATCGAGTTTGCGGTCTGCGAGGAATATCAGCTTTTGCAAGAGCTTCCCTCAGTCAACGAAAACGTCAATCTTGATAATGAGGGGCTTGACTGGGAGGATGAGGAATTTGTAGCCCCATATAAAGAAAGGTGTAAGAAATATAACAATACCTTTGCGGCGGTTGAAAATTCCGATGTTGAGTATGCAATGAAACTCGCCCTTATATGGTTGTCGTACAGGAAGGGCGTATATCTCACATACTGGACTCAGAATGACCATCGTGTGCGCCCCTGGCACTTGGCTTTGCAAGGATTTACTGCCTCGAAGGAGGAATTTCCGTCGTGGATGATACCTCCGATTGAGTGGGCTTGCCGTTGCTACCTGGTTGAGGACACTGAGGCCAGGGGAGCAGCAAACAGCGCACTCAAATACGTTCAGGCAGCCGCCGATAACGAGCCTGAAAAGCCTGAGCAGCTTGATGGAATATTTAAGGAAAGCGTTTGCAAGGGAGGCAGGATATTCAGTGACGAGCACCCCTATTTTGACGTTTCTGACGATGACATCAGTTGGCTGGAGGGGTTTGTCAAGAACATAAGGGAGGAATACTATGGCTGAGAAATTCACATCAAGGACGAGTGGACTTTTTCCTAAAGGAACGTTCACAAGAGGTGTTAGGGATCCAAGTACATTCAGGATAAACACGAAGCAGCCCGTTGAGTTCAAGGACGCCCTGAAGATGATGAACACCAGGATACGCGCCCCCAAAGGCAAACCAGCAAGCAAAGAGCCTATCGAATTAGACGGGAAAAACTGGTCAACCAATCTGTTCAGAATAGCTGAAAGGATAGCTTCGGTGTCACTCAGTTTCTCTGCGGTAACGACGTTGAGGGCACAAAAGGTCTTCCAGGATTCATTTGTTCACAAGAGGTTTTACTCGTCTGGAGGCGATGCGTGGCCTGAGTTGTCAAAATTCACGATAAAAAAGCGTATCAGCAAGAAAACCTGGCCTGGTGCCGGAGGTACGCTTATGGAATATGGTGATATGTTCAAGTCCATTCAGATACACTCGTTAAAGACCAGTGGCATGAGAGGATATGGGGTGTACACAAATCCTGAAGCTTATACACACGGCAAACGGAAGGGGTTTGTTTATGCCGGAATACACAACAACCCTTCAAGGAGTGATACATACGGTGACGGGTTCCATGGAGCCATAACCCCGAAGAGAGTTATAAAGAGGCAGTTCATGGGGCACTCCAGCTACATTGAGGACTTTATCAGAAGCAATATTGACAGGTATATGTTCTACGAAGTGTTCAAGTAATAACTACAATTAAGAAAAGCACAATGATAGTTGACAAGAAGAGCGGACAGATAATCGGAGGGAAAAATGAAACCCCACAGCCACCACAGCCAAGCACTCCCGTGACTGGCGAGGAGGAGGTGTCACGCCCATCCAGCGGGGCTATGCAGGTTGTGCGCGCCATAGAAGAGATACTTAAAAACGTAAGGTGGGAATATGACAATCCCGAAAGCCCTTTGATATTCAGGACTGTACAGTGGAATTGCGGTCAGTTCGGAAGAATAGTCAGGAAGGGGGCGAACAAGGAATATGCCATAGCCTTTCCGGCTGCTTTCGTGCATTTTGTGCAGACCGAATACCTCGTGTCACAGCAGAGAATTGGTGAGGGAAGGGCGAAGTTGAGAATCCAGTTTATACTCAACAGGCTCAACAACCTTGATTATGAACATGAGCTTGACCACCTCTATGTGGCAGAGCGTATCGACCAGGAAATAACCCTTCACAAAGGCGAATACGAATGTCTTTCAGACAGGTGCAAGCTCCAATACTGGGATTTTCCTGAGAGCTTTGACGATGGGCTTCAACCGGGTTGGCTCACCTATGAGATATGGTTCAGGGAGGAGTATATATGGCACAAGAGAAACGTGGTGTACAAGCACCTCATCATGCCGCCGTTCACATACCATTCAGACCAGAAACCATCATCAAACGAGATGGGACACGTTGACGCTGACCATCCAGCTTCCTACGACGAAGCCTCCCGTTTCGTGAAGTCAATTCCTGAATCGGAATCTGAATCAGAACAGTAATCAATAAATATAATGTCAAATGGAAAAATTAGATTCACTTAAATTCGTAAAGGGTGAAGTCGCTTACGGAAAGCCTGCCGACATTTATTTCTACGATGACGTGGAATACTGGGATGTACGCCAGTTCGTGCGCGAGTTCCAGTATCTCGTTGACTACGTGGAAGTGTCCAAGATAAGGATTCACATACATTCCGTCGGCGGCTCTTGCCATGAAGGAATCAAGGCTTTTAGCACGATTCTTAATTCATCAGTTCCCACTGAAACATACAATGACGGTCTTGCGGCTTCAATGGCTTCGGTTATTTGGGCGGCTGGCAAGGAGCGCTTCATGCGTGACTATGCAGTTCTTATGATTCACAATCCATGGGTTGAGGATGATACAAAAGACCCTAACAACAAAATCATCATCGAAACGTTCAAGAAGCAGCTCCAGCTCATTTACCAGAGCCGCTTCCACCTTGATGAGGAAAGCGTGAAGGCTATCATGGACGGTGAGGAAGGTATTGACGGAACATGGCTTTTTGCCCAGGACGCAATCAATGCCGGAATCATTGACGAGCAGCATATTATCGCAAGTTCTGACACTGTTGCTGCCAAAATCGCAGCCTCCATTGAAGGAGTGAAAGACCTTAAAGTTATTAGTGAGGTGATGTCTAAGGAGTTACACAAGGGTAACCAAAAGCCAGTCCAAGCTACTATAACTGATAAAAATGAGAACAATCATGTTTCAAACAATAAAAATAACTTTACAATGACAGAAAATGAGATCAAAATGGTAGCCGCCCAACTCGGTTTCGCCGAAGGCAATGCTACGGGAGCGGAGATTACCAATAAGGTAAACGCTCTGATTGAAGCTGGTAAACAGTTCGATTCTGTTAAGGCAGAGGTCAAGGCCTTGAAGGACTCCATCACTGCCAAGGATACTGAAATCACTGGACTCAAGGCTTCTGTTGAGAATCTTAACAAGAATCTGGAGGCAGCCAATGCCCAGTTGAAGGTTTACAAGGAGGCTGAGGAGGCTGAGAAGCAGGCTAAGATCAACGCCATGGTTGAAGCTGCCGTTAAGGACGGTCGTATCAAGGCTGAGGCAAAGGAGACTTGGGTCAACCTTGCCAGCAAAGATTTTGACCTCGCCAAGACTACTCTTGACGCCATCTCCCCTGTTGATAACATCAGCAGCCAGATCAACAGTGATCCCGCAAACATTCAAGCTGCCCAGCAGGGACGCAAGAGCGAGGAGGAGAAGGCTGAGGAAAGAGTACTTGCCGTGGTCGGCAAGGACTTCAAGTACAGAACCCCTGGTTTTTAACTTTAAAAATTCATTGCAATAATGGGAACATTTACATTTAACCAAGGTCAGCAGGACTATCAGGGCGAAGTCCTCAATGACATCTTGACCTATGCGGTCGAGGAGAACGAGACCTACAAGGAAGGTCTTATTCACATCAAGCCTGGTATCCAGAAGCGTTACGCCCTTCCATTGATGCAGATTGGCAAGATAATTCAGGATCGCAAGCCGACTCCTGATACCAGCGTAGGAGAGGTCAATATGACCCAGCGTACCCTGGAGCCAAACGATTTCATGGTATATACAGAGTTCAACCCGCGCGATTGGGAAGAGTACTACAAGCCTTTCCAGCCCACAAACAACCTCGTGTTCCGTAAGCTGGATCCGCGTGTTCAGACCCTTATCCTTCGTCAGGTTCTTGCCCGTAAGGACGAGTACATCAACCAGGCAATCTGGTGTTCAGCCAAACCTGACGTTAAGGCTCGCATTTCTTCAACTGACGTTCAAATCACTGAGAAGATTATCGGTGGTGAAAACCGCGCTGGTGAGATGAAGTACTTTAACGGTGCTATCGCTCGCCTTCTCCTTAATGGCTCTGCTTCCGCTGAGACTGAGGACGCCAAGGGTGGCAAGTTCATTTCTGCCGGCACTGGTAGCTTCGAGAACGGCGAGCAGGTTGAAGCCGAGCTTTACAATATGTATCACGCTCTGCCTCCTCACATCCGTAAGTCGAGAAACTTGAAGTTCGTCTTGGATTTCAGCACATGGGACAAGTACGACCAGTTCCTCTCTGGCAAGGTTTACAAGTACACGGACAACCGTGCCGAGAACGTGCGCTTGTTCCGCGGTATTCCTGTAATACCTATGGCAGCCCTGCCCGACAACACAATGCTTCTCAGTATCTTCACATCAGGTCCGGATTCTAACCTCTGGTGCGGTGTGGACTATGCAAACGACGAGAACGTGCTTGTTGTTGACCGTCTCCAGGCGAACAGCGAACTTTTCTTCATGAAGATGCTTCTGAAGATGGACGTGAACATCGTGCGCCCAGGTGAAATTGTGGCTCACCTTCCGTTCAAGATTCAGTAATCGAGTGATGAGTGGGGCGGTTAATCGCCGCCCCTTTTTCAAACCCCTAAAAATAATTCAAAAATGAACAAAAGAAACACTACAAAGCCCAAGGACGAGGTGGCACAGCAGACTGAACAGGAAACTGATCAGCAGCAGGAAACCCCACAGGAAGAGGCACAGCAGACTGAACAGCAGACTGAACAGGAAACTGATCAGGAAGCTGAGAAGGGGGAGGCACAGGAAGCCGAGGCAAAAAAGACTGGAAAGTCCGAGAAAACCGAGGCTTATAAGGAAGGGTCACGTGTTGATCAGCTTCTCAGACTCTATCCTAAGTACAAACGGGCTTACGTGAGCAAGAAGGGATTTGTTTACCCTGAAGACACTTCAGAGTGGCAGAGGGGCGATGCAGTTCTCTACGAAAACAAGTATTTCACTAAATAATAAATTACAACAATGGCAAAGACTATTTTGGGTGGTGTCTTCACCACCGACACCGACGGAGGTTTGACCTCTTCGGCTCAGGTCAGCACTGAGAATGTTTGCGGTCTTGTTATCGACACTGCTATCGTGGGCGGTATGGATACTGCCCTTGGTGAAGGAGTTGCCAAGACCGTCTTCGGCAAGGGCAATGTTGTCGAGCTGAACAGCAAGAAGGATGTTGCCGAGGCTGGTCTTGACGATACAGTGATGTCTGGTCTTCCGGCTTACCACCTCAACACCTTCTTTACCCTGGCAGGTGACAACCAGCGCATTTTCCTCACCTTTATGGACAGCACGTCCGATAAGGAGTTTGAGGCCGTTCAGCGTTTGCAGTTGGCTGCCGACGGTATCATCTACAACGTGGGTGTGTGGACTGGCAAGCCTATCGCCAACAAGACCGATGGCGGCGATGACTACACCGTTATCGACGGTGGCGTAATCGGCAAGCTCCAGGCTCAGGCAGAGTCCCTTGGAGGCAAGATTGGAGTCGTTAACTATGAGGGTCATGCTCCTATCAGCGTATTCCTCACAGCCCCTGTCGTTCTTGACAAGGAGTGCGATTACAAGCGCCTTCCCGACATTTCCAACTCAAAGTGCTGCAAGGTTACAATGCTCCTTGGACAGGCTGCGAGTGACGAGGTTCACAATATCATGATCAAGCTGGGTGGTATTGCCCCGGTTGGTTGTGTTGGTGCAGCCCTCGCGGTTACCGCAGTGGCTCCAGTTGACCTCAGCATTGCGAATGTGAGCCAGTTCAACCTTGCCGCCGCCATCAACAACGCGGAGCTTGGATTCGGCAACCTCCTCACCAACGAGGAAGGTAACGCCTTCGACCCCAATGCGGCTTTCACTAACATCAAGACCATCCTCTACAACAAGCGCGCCCAGTATCTCCACAACAAGGGATACGTGTTTATTGGCAACGTCGATGGTATCGAGGGAGGTGTGTTCTTCTCGTCCGACCAGACTCTTGACGCTGAGAGCGACTACCGTTCAATCATGCGCTGCCGCATTATGCACAAGGCACGCCGCGTGGTTCGCCAGTCACTCCTCAAGTACGTGAATGAGACCTGGAAGGTGCAGTCTAACGGAACTTTGTCAGCGGCGGCTGTCAGCACCATCAAGTCAACCATCACCAAGGCTCTTGACGGTAACATGGTTCGTCCCGGAACAAGGGTGGCACAGATCAGCGGTCGTACCGCAAGCATTGACGCAAGCAAGAGCCTTCTTGAGAACGACTCCATCAATGTCAGCTTCGGTATCCTGCCTCCTGGCTGCTCTGCCGCAATCTTCTGCACTGAGGGCTTCATTGTAGGTGCGTAAACAACTGTAATTCACTAATTTTAAAACCACAAAACAATGGTAGCAATTAATCACGTAATGTATTCCTGGTCAATGATAGAGTTGACCACGAACCTGACAGGTGAGGCTGCGGCCTCTGGACAGGACAGTGCATTGCTTCATGAGTGTACCGCTATCGACTGGAACGTTAAGCGTAAGGTCGAAAACCTCTACGGACTTGGTGGAAGACCCCAGGGACGCGGTTTCGGTAACGTAGAGTACACTGCCAGCATTGAGATACCGTTCTCCACTCAGACAATGCTCCGTCAAATGTCATCTGACAAGACGCTCATGGGTCTTGGAGAGTTCAACATCGTAGTGTCTTGGGTGAACGACCTCGCCCAGTCAGTGACAAGCGAGACCGTAACCCTTGAGGCTTGTTTCTTCAACGAGGAGGGAATGAGCGCCAAGCAGGATGACGCGAACATCACAAAGCAGTTCGACCTCAACCCGTACCGTATCTACAGCGACTCGTCCAGCAATACTGGACAGGATCAGGGTAACAACACCCTCCAGCCTGATACCAATCCGGGCACAACCACTGAGTAACGGCTCTTTGCGCGATAGACTCAAGAGGGGGAAGATTTTCCTCCTCTTTTGTTTTTCCAAACTTTTTGGACGGAACATCACTATAATAATATGACTTATTAATTTTTAAACAATTTCAATATGGAACAGGAACTTAATTCTACCCTTGCTGCCGCAATCGAGCAGCAGGAAGTTGACACAACAGTATCAGACCTTGAAATTCCACAGGAAATCAAGGACCAGATCAGCGAGAAGATCAAGACCATCAAGGCCGAGAAGAAGATCAAGAAGGTCTATGCCATCGTTGTAGAGGGTGACGAGGGTGATCCAAAGCCCTACTACATCGGCTATTTCAAGCGTCCGTCCTTCAAGGGCTTCTCCATGTGGATGAACCAGCTCAACAAGGACACTACGGTTGCCAACAAGTTGCTTGCCCAGCACAGCTTCATTGAGGGTGACAAGGAGATGATTGACGATGATGACGTCTTCCTGTACGGAACAATGTCCCACCTCACCGAACTTATCGAGTCAAGAAAGTCTGAGCTGGTAAAAGTTTAGAGCGCTGGGAAGTCAAGGATGACGATAACTTTCGCCAGCGCTATATAATGGTAGCCCACTACTTTCCCGGTAAGGACATCGACAATATGGAGGTTGATGAGTTCGCGATGTGGTCTTGCAACGCCGAATGGCTTCATAACACAATCATGGAGCATCAGAAGTATATGTTTGCGCACGCTATCGCTACCGCCTTCGGGGGAGGTGAACAAAAAAGTTAGCAAGAGGGGTTCCAGAAAACTGGAGCCCCTTGCTATTTAAAAAACAAAAAAAACAAATGTCTGGTATAGGTTTTATAAAGCTGGAAGATACGGAGAAAGCCGACATAGGCTATTCCTTCGATGAGAGCGTAGGTGCGATGTTGTTTGACTACAGTGCCTACGATGACGTGTGGGGTGACTATTTCAGGCTTACCGACAGTTTCAAGGATGGCAACGTTCAGCTTATAAACAATATGAGCGAGGCTGAATCATTCGGTATCAGGGACAACGCCTTTATGAACGGCATACCATACTACCACATAAAGGCTTTCTATGATTATCTCAAAAGGGATGCACCCCTTTATGTGTGCTTCGCAAACTGCAAAAGCGGCGGTTTACCCGATTTCTCAGCCATACAAGCGGCTCAACAGGCTTCGGGGAAATTGTTCCAGATTGGCGTTTGGACGGAACAGGAAATATGGAGAGAAGAGACTGACGGAAAATACGGCTTTACCGGGGTGCTTGGAAACATCTCCTCAAACGCCGATGAATTGGATGGTAAGATAAACCTGCCCTCAATGGCCCCAAACCCACTGAGCGTTATCGTATTCGCCAATACCGCAAGACTTGCAAACACCGGCAACGAAGTGGACCACAAGAAAATACCAGACGCTATCGGACTTGGCTTTTCCAAGATTTCGGTGGTACTTGGTCAGAACGGCGGTGAGACTGAGCATAATATCCAAAAGGGCAACCACGGGAGCACTCCTGTAGGATATATGGGCGTATTTATGGCTTGCCTTTATGACGCCTCTGCCGAAATAAGCGTTGCCAATGTTGGGAAATACGACATAAACCTCCATGATGATATGAGATTCCCTGAACTTGGGTTTGGAGGTGTCTCTAACGGCAACTACAGCGCCCTTGGTGATTTCAACCATTTCAGAGGAAAGATACTTGCCTCAAAGGGATATATCATCCCCGTAACATTTGCGGCTAAGGAAGCGGGTGTGTACTGGAGCAGCGACCAGACACTATCAAACGGAATATATAGCTCCATATCAAGGAACAGGGTGGCACATAAGATCAGGAGAATTATCAGGGCGATAATGACCCCGTACATCAATGAAACTGTCCTTATAGACTCCAGGACACTGAGCATAGCCAAGTCGGATGCCGCCATTATCAAAAGCAAGATAGACACGACCATTACACTATATATGAAAAACAATCAAGGTATGCCGCAGATCAACCAGGTCACTACAGTCATCAGTTCAAGCAAAAATTCCACAATTCTCCAAAACGACTCGATATACATTGACACTTATGTGATTATGGTTGACAACTCAAGCGAACTACATATCCACATGGAAATGACGTAGGCTGTTTCTTTTCATATTTGATTGTTTTCCCGCTGCCGTCGTGTACGGTGGCGGGTTTGTTTTTAGTGACACTATAATATTATAAATATTATAAAAATAAATATATTATGGGATTAACAAAGAATTATATCGTCAATTATGACATTCAGGCGAGGGTTGACAGCGCCATTAACAATATCGGTAGGTTACGCACCGCCGTGGATCAGTTATATGGTTTTGACCAAAAAAACAAAGTTTTCCGTGGATTTACCGCATTAAACAAATCCATCAGTGATATTGAAAGTAAACTTGTGAGACTCAATGAGTTGTCTAAAACGATAACTCCCACAGTATCCATTGACCTTGTTAAGTTTGACCGTCAGCTCCAGCTGATGCAAAGATCCGTGCAGGGCGCAGCAGCAAAAATGCGTCAGGCTATACAAAGTGCATTGGTGGGAAGTAACGATGATTTCATGAAGGCTCAAAGAGGGCTTTCTGGAAGTAGCGTGGCAAAGGCTGCTCAGAGCATGATGGCTCAGTACATGAAGGGCTATGATGCGCAGATAGCTGCCATAGAAAAGGGTATTGCCGCCCATGAGCAGACAATCAAAAACTTGTCAACATCAAATGCAAGAGTATTAAAAGCTGGAGTTACTGGAGAAGATCTGAAAAAACTTAAAAAAGAGGCTGATGAAAGGGCAAGGAAGGTCAATGAGGATGAGATAAAGAGAGAGGTTAGAAGACAAAAACTCGCCAAAAAAGACCTGGAAAACAAGGTTAGTGAAAGAGCCGCTGTGCAAAAGGCTTTTAGAGAAGTTATGGGATATAACCCACTTATTGATGAGGTAAATAGACCAGAAATTCTTCCGTCAATAAAGACCATGAGAGAGATGCAAAAAAAGATTAATGCTTCTCTCGCAGCACCATACAGTGCAACCGACCCGTTCTTTGAAAAGAGCAAAAAAAGCAGGGATAAGATCCTGAAAAACCAGCAAAGCCAGCTTAACACCTGGAAGACCGCCCAAAGGGAGTGGATTATGTCTGCAAGATACGGAGTGCAGACCATATCCGAAATGAACAGGAACGTCCCCATGGAAAACCTGAAGGTGCTTGCGGATTCCCTTATGGGCAAGGAGTTTTCTGCAAGGGTAAGGTTGGTGCCAGACCTTTCAATGGTTGATGAGCTTCTTAAAAAGCCATTTGACGCAAGGGTTAACGTAAGACCTGTCAATATTGAAAAATTAAAGACCGATATTGAAGCCATAAAGCCTGTAATTAAGGCTGATGTAGTCGCGGAGGACAAAAAGAAGGGAAAGGGGGTTGGAACCAAAGCCAAGGGTAAAACCACTGAAACGGTGGTAACCGAAGCGGCCAAAAAGGGTGCGGCTCTCACTCAAAGCAAGACTGCAAAGGTCATGGAGACATTCGGCACGTTCATCACGAACATAACGAGCAAGCCCATAGACATAAACGTTTCGCTTATCCCCAATATAGCGGCTTTGAAGGCAAAACTGGCAGAAGCCAAGGTGGATGTTCCAGCCAGCCTCAAGATAAACACCGAAATGCTGGCGAAGAACCTTGCCAAGATGAAACCTGTCACTATTCCAGTGATTGCGCAGGAAAAACCAGGGGCGAAGGGCAAGGCAAAGACCAAGACTGTAGAAACGGTAAATGCAAATCTCAACTTTACCCCCAATATTGAGGGAGTAAAGGAGGCTCTGAAGTTCGCCTCATTAACCGCAAACGTAGCCCTTAATGGTGATATTCCAGCCCTTGACAAGAAGATTAAGGCATACAAATTCTCAGCCAACGTCAGTCTGACACCCCTTATGGGCGATATAGAAAAGGCGTTGGGCAAGATAGCTGTTCCCGCAACCACACCAACAAAGGGCAAGACCCCAGCAACCAAACAACCGGCAAAACAGGCTACTGCAAAACCAATGTCATTCCCCAAGCTCACCGTAGCTGAGGAGGAACTGATGAACAAGCTCTTCGCCACATTCCCGAAACTGAGCAAGGATCAGGAAACCGCTGGCAAGAGAATGGTGGCTGCACAAAACAAAATGCAGCAAAGCAGTACAGAGGCAAACTTGGCTGCATTGAAGAACGCAGAGGATAAATACGGAATAGCCCGTAAGAAATATACTGAAGCCTTCAATAAGCTCAGGCCATTGATGGTAAAGCAGTTCCAGAGTACGGCTACAAGACTTTTAACAGATGAGGAAGCACTGAAAGGTTATGAAGCGCAGAACCTTGTATCAACCCTTTCAGCTAAAAAGACGCTTACCAAGGCACAAAAACAGCAGCTTGACGAGGCCAACAAGACACTCACTGCTCTCAGGGCACCTGAAAAAGTGAAAGCTCCAACTGCTACAAAGCCAGTCACCGTTACGGCTAAGACTGATGACTTGAAAAAGACCGTGGCGGCTGCAAACCTTTCGTCAAGCGTCAAGCTCACGGCAGATATCAAGGCACTGAAAGAAAGGGTTGCGGCAACCAAACTTTCAGCCAAGGTAGAGCTTACTCCAGATACCAAGGCATTGAAGGAAAAAGTGGCAGTTGTAAAATTGTCAAGTAAAGTTTCGATACTTCCATTGCTTGATGAATTAAAGAGTAAAGTGGCTGGATACAAGTCACTTAAAGCCAACGTGGGCTTAAATGGCGATATAAAGGGTTTGAGGGTTCAGGTTAAGGAAGCCAAACTGACTGCTTCTGTAACACTAACCCCCAATATGGGTGCCATTGAACAAAAGCTCGCCTCATTAACCGCAAATGTGGCTCTTAATGCCCAGCAGACAACCTCACAAAACACCACAACCATTATTCCAGCCCCGACTGGAGGAAACACTGGCTTGAACAACCAAACCATCACCACAACAACCACTATGGCTGATGGTACAAAGAAAAACACAGTTAAGGAGAGTAAGTCAAAACTACCTCCAACAACGACCTATGGGGCAAGATACGCCAAGGATGTTGAGTATCAAAAACAGAGATTCAATTTGCTCAATGCTCAGAACGCCCTTGCAACAAGTCTGAGAGGAAAGGCACAAGAGTATATATCGAGGTTTGGATTTGACAAGATACAGTCAGAAGCGCTGGTTCCACTAAGAAAATACATATCAAAAGCCGCTACGATGACTGGAGTTCCTGTTAATCAGGGACCGCTTAATTCAATGCAGCAATTCCAGGTGGTTGACCAGGCAAGGCGTTTAATGCTGGCCAATAAGAATGTTGTTGTACCCCCAATGTTTGAGCAAGTTCACGGAAGACTGATGGGCGAGGCTGCGGCTATGGTTGCAGCCGCCAAAAAGCCAGCCCCAGTTATCCCGACCTCTCCAAAATCGCCACAAATATCCTTTGGTGCGAAAAACGCGACAAATACGGCATATCAGAATGAAAGGCTCGCGCTGCTAAAATCCCAAAGTGAAACCGCACAGACACTAAAAAGTGTTTCAAGTGAATATATAAAGAGGCTTGGCTTCACACAGGGCGAGGCCAACAGTCTTGTACCATACCGAAAGTTCATCAACAAGGCGGTTGAAATGACCGGTCTTGATATGAAGAAAACGGGTATGACTGATGACTCAAAGTTCAGGATACTCGACCAGGCGCGTCTTCTTATGAAGGCGAGCGGAGTTGCCGTGCCCAAGATTATCGACCAGAAATTCAACGATATATTCGCCAAAAACCGTAATATAGGAGTTGCTGAGAGGGAAAGAACAAGAGTTAACCGTACAGATCAAATACAAAGGCTGCAAGCAAGGGGTTATAACTTCATGTCCCAGTTCACCAACTCTCCGACTGAAGCACAAGCCCTGTTGAAATACCGTCATTACTTTACAAGGGGTGCTGACCTGGCAGGGGTAACTCCGTCAGCCAATCTTTCCCAGCGCCATCTCCTTGAATTACTTCAAGGTACAAAGATGGTTATGGAAGATAAGGGGGTTGCAATTCCACCAGTTATTACAAGAAGGATTGCCGATATCGAGAAGGCAATGCAAGCCCGTACCCGTGAAAACAGGGTGGCAAAAGCTCAAAGATTGAGAAATGATTATATAAGCAAGTTGAGTTCGTGGACTTCAAGCAGAGCTGAACAAAATGAGCTGCTTCAATACCGCCATTACTTTGACAGGGCTTTGAAGGCTTATGGAATGAACCACCCGTCACAGTTAAGATTCTCAACCACAGGAACCCAGTTCAATGTAATGTTGGAGACCAAAAATCTTATGGCAAGGAAGGGTATTGAGTTCCCGATAGCCATGAGAAAGCGCATGGACTCCCTTTATGACAAGATGCACGCAGAGTCCTTAAAGGAGCAGGAAAAGTTGTTGGCTCAAAGAAAGGCTGAGAACACAGCTGCCCACATGAAGCGATTCAACAGGTCTTATGCAAACGCCATTTTAGGGGCTTCACAATACGCACCGACATTCAAAGAGCAAGCAGAACTTATCAAGTACAGAAAGTTCTTCAGGCAAGCCAGCAAGGAACTTGGGTTCAGCGCACAAAATATGCCCAAGACCATGGAAGACCAGCTCAAGGTCATGCAGAACGCCCAGCAAAGGATGGCGAACAGTGGTATCGTGTCTTCAATACTTAACAACAGAATAAACGACACGATGCGCAGAATAGCCGCTGATGATGAAAGGGCTGCGAGGGCTAATTCAAGAATGGTTCCACTACCAATCAGAAGCAAGAAGAGCTTCTATGACAGGCTACGTGGCTGGTCATATCCATTTACCGGCAACACCTCATTCGGTGCGCGTACCCCGGTGGCTTACGATATGATGAAGGGTATGGGTATGATGTATGGAGTAGGTGGAGCCATGGGGGTTATTTCTGAGGCTTTCAGCAATTCCGTTGAATATCAGAATACCATGGAAACCGCCAAGGCGATACTCCAGCGCAATTATAACGGCAATAATTTCAAGTCTGACTATGGCAAGATGGTCAGAACAGTCCGTGACGTAGCTATGAAGACCAAGTTTACAGCCCCTGAAGCCGCCGACGCTGCACGTTTCATGGCAATGGCTGGTCTTGACATACCGATGATCAAGGCTTCAATAGCCCCAATCGCAGACCTTGCGGTTATCGGTGATAACGACCTTGGATTCATTGCGGACAAGATGACCAATATCCAGACCGCCTTCGGTATCGCTCCTCAGCAAATGCGTAAGGTGGCTGATATGATGACCAGCACTATCACAAGCACCAATACGGATATTACAATGCTTGCAGAGTCAATGGAATATGCTGCTCCTATGGCTCGTATGGCTAACTGGAAGAAGGGGGCGAGCGGTTCTCTTGCTGAAGCCCTCGCTATCATTGGTGTTATGGGTAACTCTGGTATTCAGGCTTCAATGGCTGGTACGACACTTCGTATGATGTACCAGAATATCATGAAGACCACCAAAGACCAGCGCAAGGCATGGCAAAGTCTTGGAATAAGCCTCAAAGAAGAGGATGGTTCACCAAGAAATATGATATCCTTGCTTGACGAGCTTGCCAATAAGATAGATATAACGTCCAATAAGGGTAAGGCGAAGCTGCCGGGTCTTATGTCACAGTTGTTCAGGGTAACGGCGGGTCCTGGTGCCGCAGCCATTGTCCAAAACATTGATAAGGTCAAGGCTCTTGCGGCTCAGAATATGGCTGCAACAGGTAACTCACAAGCTATTTCCAAGGTTAAGCAGAGCGATATCAAAGGTCTTTGGGCACAGGTTACGTCAGCGTTTACCGAAGGTGTGCTGAAGGTATTTGAGTCCGCTGAAACCCAAAAATACATTAATGAAAAGTTAAAGGGTGCTATCAAGTTCTTGCAATCTCCAGAATTTGTGAAGATGATGAAGGATGTTGGTGATCTTGTTAAGGGCATAGCTGAACCAATGATGACGTTCGTGAAATATTGGGTATGGCTTTTCAGGAACTTTGGTGGAATAATAAAGTACGTGGTTGTTGCACAGACATTCCTTACACAAATAGGTTACCTTCTTGTGCCATTTAACCAGCTTGTCGGAGTTGTATCCAAACTTGGAGGATTGATAACCGGCGTTGGAAAGTCATTCGAATGGCTATTCAATATAATGAAGGCTGGCAAGGCAGTTCAAGCGGCCTCAGCGGTTACAAATGCGGCTACTACGGCTACTTCAGGGGTGGCTGGAGCTGCCGGTGCCGCTGTTGCCGGAGCTGCAAGGGGAGCTGCCGCTGGAGCCACCTCAGCCGCCGCTGGTGCTGCTGGAAGTGCTGCTGCAACCGCCGCTACGATGACTATGTGGCAGAAGATGAGAGCGCCTATTTCTAAATTCTTCAAAGTTATCTTTTCTCCGTTTACCATTGTTGGCTCAGCTATGTTTGGCTGGATGAAGAAGATGTTTGCTCCATTTGGAAATATCGCCCATCAGTTCAGATTGTTCAATCGCTGGGGAATGATGAACAATGTGGAGTTCTATGGCAAACGTGGTCTTGGAGGCTTTATGAAGGTCACTGGAGCTGCTGGAGCAAGCCTTATAAGGGGAATAGGTGCGGTTGTCACAAGACTTGGCGTTATCGGGCTTGCAGTCGGTGCCATATACGGCATTGGAAAGATGATATACAACACTTATGAGCAAAGAAGAAAGACCAATGAGGCGATAGCGGCCAAGCAAAAGCAGCTTTCCACTTACGGCAATGTAATAGCCAACAACGCCCTTGTTTACAATGAAAAGACAGGGGCGGCTGGAAGAAATCTAATGCAAAGGTGGAGCCCTGTTGCCCAAGGCGTTCAGATGAATCCTCAAATACCAATGCCAACCCGTTCAGTAATGAGCAATGTAGGCGCTAACTTGGCAAGCAGAAAGAAAACACCGCTAAATCAGATAAAGCAGTTCAAGCCCCTGTTTACAAATTGGGATGATAATTATAATCGTCTCATTGCGCCTACGGAACTTGCAAAGCAATATGAGGTTTATTATAAGGGTAACCTCGCCATTATGAACGGCAAGGACAAGAGCATGACCTTTGATGCTATGGTCAGGGCTGCCAATAATATCCAGAGATACGATGGTGAAAAGCGAGCTGACTACGTAAGACGTAAGAATGACGCTATTAGAAATATGATAGCCAAGGGAGCTGTTTACCATTTTGGAGCCAATTCAATGGAGGTACAGGCTGCCCTCAATCAGATAAATGAGTTGTTCAAGGCTGCCGGTGAGGACAAGGAGAAGATAGAAAAGGCAAAAGAACAAGCCAACAAGATAGCTGAACAGTTCAATCCCCAGAACAAGTATATCAAGAACAACACAAAGAACGCCAAGAGCTATGTGGAAATCGGAAGGTCTGGGGATCTTTCAGAATACAGGGAGTGGTGGACTGGAGCTTATAATACTCTTAAAAACGCCATCGGAGGAAGCAATGACCTGTTTGCTTACTATAACAGTATGTTTAATCTGGTCGATAACAAATACGCCCTTGGAAACATTGACAACTTGATAAACAGCACAATTCTGAGAATACCCAACGTAAATGGGCAAATGCAGAGTTTAATGCTGAAGATACAGAATGGATCTCCTGTATGGACTGATTTCTACGACCAGTGCAGAAAACTGAACATCACCTTTAATAACGGTGTACTTGAACACTGCAATATCCTTGACGGTATAATGAAGACGCTTGTCAAAATGCCTGAGTTGCAGCCGTTCATTGCCGAAATACAAAGAGTGATTGAAAGGATGAAGAAGGAGAGTGTCAAGTATGACAAACTACTTCACCCATTCGCAAAACAATATGGTGTTGAGGATGGAACACTGGTTGACCAGGGGTACGGAATAGACTCATGGGTAAAGAATGGCTCCCCGTATGAGAAGCCTGGTAAAACCCAGATACCATTTGCCCCTAATGATGAGGTTCCAAAGCAGAAGGTGCCCGATAAAAAGCCGATATCAATACTAAAACCTGAAGATGAGGGTAACAATAATGACCTTCCAAAGCCGATGTGGGCGAGAAAGGCAAGTATGACATTTGGCGGGAATGACGGTGCGACCATACCTGCACAATCTCTCGGACAGGGAAAGCCAATGGTTAACCTCAACATAAACTTCGGGGATATAAGGGTTGAAGGAGGTGCCGACCAGTATCAGATAGCCGCACAGATAGAAAGCTATCTCATGACCGCCCTTTCCACTCTGAAGGACAAGATAGGCGCGGCGGTGGTCGAACCTGGCAATATGCAGGGTAGCGGCTTTACCACTGCTATGATGTAATACTATAATAATAAAAACATAAGAACATGGATTTGTTATTTTCAGCGGTCAACGGCTTTTCGTCAAATGCGATTTCATTGGGCAACAGCTGGCTCCAGAAGAATATCGCCAACGGTTTCAGTGGATCCGACGGATTGCGTTTTTACTACAATAAGGACTTGTACGGGGGTGGTGTCGTAAACTACCTCGTCAAGAACACTGCCATGCAGCTCGCCAATACGCTTAAACAAAAAGCTATTGGCGAGCTAAAGTCGCTGGCAAATGATTTATTCACCAAAAAGCAGGGTGAAAGCCATGCCGGATACGCTTACAGCGAAATAGTCAAGAACGCCAAGGAAAACGACACGGCGCGTTACGGTGCAATATCCGTAAACGACGGGCAAAACGTAATAGAGGCTATAGATGCCTATGGTAACAAATGTGAGGACGCGTTGATGCTTGCCATACCAGTCAAAGATAAGGTAACATACGATACGACCGTTTTGGAAACCACCAAGTCATCTAAAAAAAATAAGGAGGATGTTGCGAAGAAAATCAAAACCCCAAAATCAGGAAAAGACGATAAAAAAACGATAACCTGCAATACCCTTGTGTGGTACGACAATACCGCCATGATAAATGTAAGTTCCGATAGGAACATCATATTCACCCAAGTGCAAGGGCGTGACTATAGCCGAAAAGAGCTTATATCAAACGGTGATATCAGATTTACGGTAACTGGAAGGATAAGCAGTGGAATGGCTGATGTGTTTCCTGAGACGCAATACCAGAAATTCGTGCAGATTATGAGATATAAGGGTATCGTGAAGGTAAATAACCAGATACTCGACCAGCACGGCATTGACGGTCTTGTGATAAAAGATTGGAATATATCGTCAAAGGAGGGGTGTAAATCCGTTCAGGAATACTCGTTCAGTGCCGTGGGCGTAATGCCTAAGAGTGAGATAAAGGTAATCAAGGACACTATCTATAAAATTGACAAGAGCCTTATTACAATCAAGAGGCAGAGCAAGTGGGAGCGTATGCTTAACAAAAAACTCAAAGGCGTTACAAATTCAGCTATTAATAGTGCCGATATGGGATTGTCGGTAGCTTCAGGTATGCTTCTATAACAATAAAACGCTTCAAATATGGAAAATAGCTATACACTTGAGCCATCATACAATTTTCATGACTACACCGAAGATGTAGTTAATGTACTGGCTTGTCAGATAAAGGTCTGGAAAGCTACTGCCCCGAACTGGTTCGACGATCCGGGGCAGTACACCGTGATAACTGAGGTGGAGAACATAGAAATACTTGAATCCTACCAGGAACTTATCACCGGTGCGGTAATACATTTGCCCAAGGGAGCCATCATCGAAGACACCATAATCACAAAAGCGGTTGATAATGAGATTACTACGGGTAATGGCACTGAGGCGGTTGAGGAAACAAAACTCTCTGAGGCTTCCAGATACGGCGAGCTTCTTACCGTCGATGATTCCGTTTCCAAGGATGACAACATGACCCTCTCGGTGGACGAGTCGCGCCCTGACGGAGGTTTTAACGAGATTAGCGAAAGCCAAAAGAAACACCTTGCCAGCTCGAATGACTTTGCTGTGGGAAACAGGATTGAGATATGGCTCGGATACTTCGTGGAAAGCGGTGATTTGAAAGAGGATATATCGGACAAGTTCCAGAAATTAAAACAAGGCGAAAAACTCAGTGAGCTTTACCTTGCCTTCACTGGTTTTATAACCGGCTGCTCAGTTTCAACACCACTTGAGATAGAATGTGAGAATATGGCTTCCCTGTTGAAAAAGAAAGGTAGCGCAAAGGGTATGTTCGGCAGCAAATGCACCATCAGCGACTTTTTGTCCGATAGTGGAAAATACAAACTGCTGAAGAATACAGGGATATCTCTCGCGCCATGGGTTCAGCCCATCAAGTTGGGTGCATTTGAGATTAACGATAATCTATCGGTATATAGCCTTCTTTACAGCTGGAAACAGAAAAACGGCATATATTCAATGCTTGAAAGGGACGGAAAGACTCTCAGGATGGGTATGCTGCACGTTGAGAAAGATCAGTGGCCATCGGACAAGAAGACCGTCAACTATAAGGAACAGCAGTCCGTCCAGTACCTCCAGCACGATTGGGACATAGTTAACGACGGACTGAAAGTGACCAATGTTGAAAAGGAGTATATCGTGATAAATGCCAAGGCTCACCAGGAAAAGACCAAGACGTTCCGTGTGATGGTGGGCAAGGTTGACGGAAAATTCCATCACGAAAAACACGATTATCTCATAAGGAAAAAGCAAAAACGCAAAAAGGGGCAAAAGAACCGCCCAGCAGTGATCTCAAAGTTTGATTCTACCAAGTATATGGTCATAACCCGTGATTTCGGGCAACAGGCAGATATGAACGAGCTTATCAAGAACGCTGAGAAATACTGGACTGCATACAATCCCAATGGAATATCGGGAGAACTTGTGGTGTACGGAAACCTGAGAATAGCCCCGACCGACATAATCGGCTTCATTAGCCCACTGTACCCTGAGAAAAACGGTCATTACGTGGTGGAAAGTGTCAGAACGACATTTGGGGTAAACGGCTTCAGGCAGACGCTCACCATTCCATACAAGCTATCCAGTTTTACCAAACCAGTTAAAATCGTAAGGGAATGAAAAAGATGAGTATGCTCGGAATGGGCGAACAGTTCAGGGATGTCATACAGGCGGTCGCTCAGTCAGGAATAAAAGACCATAACGGAAACCTGTACGGCACTGGAAGGATTGTTGGATACGTGTGCAACATACACGATGAAAACGACCCCGATGAGGAGCTGAGGGGTACCATTGACGTTCAGGAATACAACTGCGATTCTGAAGACTTTAACGGTCAGGCGGTGGGTTATCATGAGGGAGTGCAGATTTCAGCCGTTCAGGACAACAAGAGCGGACTTTTGATAGTTCCCCAGCTTTACTCGGACGTGGTGATAGTGCAAGACCCCCTGACCAAGATAGAATATGTGTCGATGGTTTCCCACGTGTCAATATACAAGAGACAGGTTCACGAGTCTATAATTGACAGAGTGACTGAATATAAAGACTTTGTAGAAACGGATGATGGACTGGACAAGGACTATGACGAGCTTGAGGAAACTGGTGCAAGCACGCAAAGAGAACAGACCTCCAAGGGGATTACAGAAACGTGCAAGAACAATGACGCGGAGTTGAAGGTGGAGTCAACCCCTTCGATGCACAAAATAACCAGAGGAGGCACCTCGGTCACCATAGAAGAAGGTCATTGGGTGCTCACCAACGGTGACTCGACGGTTGACATGAACGGAAACAATGTGAAGATAACCGCCGGAGGCTCGACCGTTGAGTGTGACGGAACGCTTGTGAAGGTCAACGGTGAAACATATTCAGCCGTACTTTACGAAAAATTGCAGCAGTTCCTACAGAAACTTTGCCAAAACATAGCGAGCGGAGTGGTCCCATCACCGGGAAGCCCCCTTTCAACCGCCCCTGTAATAGGTGCGATGGCTTCTGAGATACCGACCATGCAGAGCCAAAAAGTAAAACTCGACTGATATAAACAACTATAATAATAAAATGATAGACAGAACAAGAGACATATTGGCCAACATCAGCGAATACGACATTGTGATTGCGGATTCAAGTGATAAGGACGAGCTGGTGCTTTCCGTTGTTTGGGGTGACCTGTTTCCCGATGACAACGGCGCATTGCTCTATGCCAATGTCCTTGTGCCGACACGTTACGCCCATATACTTAAATTCGACGATGAAGGCAAGTTTACCTGTAAGGTAAAGACCACATATATGCCGGAAGAGTCCCAGTTCATAGTGCGTTTCGTGGAGCTGAAGACCGATGGCACCGTGGGTAAGTATGACACTGATATGAGCGAGATACCAGATTATCTTCCGGCGTACTCGTTCATGCTCGACAAGATGACCCCATCAATACTGCTTGCCTCTGAGATTCCGTTCATCGACTCTGACGGAAAGCTCAGAATACAGCTCTCAAGGCAGGACAACCCGATATTCAACAAGTGCTACATATACTCATCGTCCCAGTTCGACTTTATAGTTGACAATTCCGACGATCAGAGCGCCAAGCTGCTTACAATATGCGCACCTGGACACCATTATTTCCATCCCACTACTGGAGTGGGCGTGACCGATTATATTAACTCGGTCGTTTCCCACACTGACTTGGGGGGCAATATGGTAAGGCAGTTCTCGGATAACCTTATTCCGATACAGAGTGCCAGCTTTGACGCATTGACTGGTGACTTGCGCACTCAATTCTCATACGAGACGCCTGAAGAGCTTGAGGTGGATACCGCTAAGGAAGATCTCGACCTCAGCCTCCTACAGATGACAAGCGATGAGTTCATAAGAAAAACCTCGCTTACCTATAATGTTGAGGAAGGTGTTACTGATTTTAGTGGACTGAAGGATACCGTAATGTGCTACAATCCAGCCAACGGACTGTTTCTGATAAGGGATTCTGACTGTCAGCTTACCCTTCTTGACGATTCAAGCGAGGTTGGTCTGCTTCAATACGACAATTCCGTTGACCCTTCTCAGGACGGGTACACCACCTTTACGGCAAAGGTTCGTCCAGGTACGTTCATAGCCATCGACACAAGACTTGATGTGTGGCGTGACAGCCCCTATTTTACCCTTGCCGATAACGATGGTAACATGATATACACCTGTCCTATCGGAGGCGAAAGGGAGCAAAGGGACAATATGCTCCCATGCGCCATTATACTGGTGAACGCCGTTATAAGGTATTCCGTTTCAAACGAGAGCCTTGCCGCCGGTCACGGGCTTTTTGCCATTGATGATGTAAGTGAAAACTTGAAGAATATTGTTGCGGTGGTGGCTGACATGGCTACCGGAAGACTTGTTGCGATAACAGCTTCAGGCTCATATATTACCGATAAGGTGATGGATTTGCTGACCAACCGTGTTTATGTGAAAAAAATAAAATAAGATACAAGATGACAAGCGATTCTATTTATATTGGCTCGGTACCTATATGGAGAGGCACTTACTCAAAGTTCTCCAAGTACTACAAGCAAAACTGCGTGACGATGTGCAGTTGTGTTTTCCAGTGCATATCCGACATGATTCAGAACGTGCCGCCCCTCGCCCTCGATGACGCTGAGAAGGGGACGTACAAGTTCGTGAACCAGGGCGGGTGGGAGTGCATCATCGACAACCTTGAGCTTTACAATCGTACCCATGAGGCTATCGAGGCTGTTGCCAAGTGCGAACAGGTCACAAAAACCGCCATGGACTTTCACGCCATAGCTGAAGAGGCTGAAAAAACACGAATAAAGAATGAACTTGCCCGTGTTGACAGTGAAAATGAGAGGATAAGAAAGGAAAACATCAGGATTGACGCCGAAAACAAGAGGATTGACGCTGAAAAACTCAGGATTAAGGCTGAGGATCAGCGCATACAGGACGAAAAAACAAGGCGTGACAAGGAAGTCATACGAGAAAGGAACGAGGCAAGCCGCATACAGACAGAAGCTGACTGCAAGAAGGCAACCGAACACGCAAACGCAGCTGGTGACCTTGCCGATGAGGTTTGGCAGCACCCTGCCAAGATAGGCGAGGACGGTTTCTGGTATGAGTGGAATACTGATACCAAACAGTACGAGAAAACCTCTGATTTCGCCCTCGGCAGCGAGCTTTTCCCTGATTTTGTGATAGATGTTGACCTGATGTACTTGCAGGTTCACAGCTATATCGACGATACTGACAGGTACGATATTGACGAGAACGGAATACTTTCAATAGCAATAATCAATACAGTAAAATAAAATGGAAGAGACAAGAACTTTTTTGAACGTCGGCAAGATAGGCGTGAGGTTCCTCGGAGTGTGGAACCCTGCCTTGCAGTGCATGGTCGCTGATATAGTTGAGGATGATTACGGCAACTGGTGGGCTGCACGCAAGGGAACCATCAAGTCCCCCATGGTGAACAAACCGCTTCCAACGGTCACATCCACAGGTCAGACCCCATCGGACTACTGGAAGCTCGTTCTTAACGTGCAGACCATCATGGGATTACTCAGGCAGTCCGTTGATGAGTGTAATGAGGCTACTGAACGTTGCAGCACTGCGGTGAACGAGGCTGTCATGAGAGCTTTGAACGCCGCCGCTGAGTGCGACCAGGTGATGAGCTATGCAAGGCGTATGCTCATGAACGATCTTATAGGCGAGCCTACCAAGATGGTGCTGGAATATCTTAAAACCATTAGTCTCAAAAACAAGGTGGCTCAGAAAATAGGCGTGACCATAACACCTTCTATTTGCTCCCAGAGCGCGCTTTTCCAAACAAACGGCACCTCTATTTCCGTTGACCCAAGCGGAAACATCACCGTGAACGGGCTGGGTGATAGCGAGGTTACGGTTATCCCAACCTACAATACCGGCCTTTGGCAGAAAATCATTATCAAGGTGCGTCAGCCTAACGTAAGGTTATCCGCAGCCGCCAAAATGAGACTATCAAAAAATGGTACAATAAGAATTAGCTAACAATATGCGGAATGTTAAGTCAACAGCAAGAAAAGGTTCTGATTGAGCTGATAAAGGCCTATCAGAACGGTAAGGGAATAAACGAGCTTCCAGTGGGTGACCCAAGCGAGAAGGATAAGATCATAGAGGTCTTTTCCAAGGTTCTCAACAGGGCTGAACAGATGACTCTTGAGGAAGCTGTTCACTCGGTTGGAGGCGGCGGCGGGCTTACGCTTGAGGAAAGGAAAGCCCTTGAAAAGGTACTCCAATACCAGCCGATGACACAAGAAGACCTCGATTCAATATGTATATAATAGTTCACTTATTTATTAACACTTTAAATTTGTTTTACAATGGAAATTAAAATTTTCACCAAAGACATGCTCTCGGTTCTCTGGGGCAAAATCAAGACACTCGTAAGTACCTCAATCGCTGCTTTGTCAGAGGTTTACTCACCACTTGGACACAAGCACACTACCGCTGAGATTACCGACCTCGCGGAGGCTACACAAGGCAAGAGCGGACTTATGTCTGCCGCCGACAAAACCAAGATTGATGGTATCGCTGAGAAGGCTCAGGTCAACGTGGTTGAGGGTATCAAGGTTAACGGTAACAAGTTGACTCCCGACACTTTGAAGGATGTTGATATCCCTGTTCCCACCAAGACCAGCGACATTGTTAACGACTCCAATTTTGCGGTTGACGCTGACTACGTTCACACCGACAACAACTACACCAGCGCTGAAAAGTCAAAGCTGGAGGGTGTTGCAGCCGGTGCCCAGGTCAATGTCATCGAGCAAGTCAGCGTAAACGGCACTCCCGTTAGCGTTACTGAGAAGGGAGTGAACATTCCCGTTCCCACTGACAACGCAACACTTGCAAACGGCGCCAATTACCAGAACGAGACACAGGTTGACAACAAGATCAAGGCTGCCATCTCGACTGTGTACAAGCCAGCTGGATCAAGCGCTTTCGCCAACCTTCCTATCGCAAGCAATGACAACCTTGGATATGTTTACAACGTTACCGACTCGTTCCAGACCACCGCTTCATTCATTGAGGGTGAGGGCAAGAGCTATCCTGCCGGAACTAACGTTGTGGTTGTTGCCAACGGCGATTCATTCGCTTACGACATCCTCATGGGCTTCGTTGACCTCTCTCCGTACCAGAAGAGCGCTGACCTTGTGGCAATCACTGAGGCTGAAATCAACGAGATCTGTGTCTAATCACAAAGTTGTTGGGTAATGGGTAAATGGGCAGACAAATTGACAATCAGCGCATTATGGAAGCGTTGTCGCTCCATATTTGCAACGAAGCAAGAGCTTGCCGATACCACAAAGGAAACCGTCGATAAGGCGATTTCCTCCATAACGGAAGGTTTTCTGGCACTGCCTACTGCCCTCGAAGTTGATTGTCCTAAAAGCATCAGCACCAAATGCAAGGTGCCTAAGTACATAATCAGTAGGATAAGCCCGTCAACCATAAGGACAAATGGGGTCTTTCAGCTCTGGGAAGGGAATAACATCAGGATCCACCCTTCTACCGGGGAGATAAAAATCCTCAGTGAGGGTACAGCGAAAGTGATAGTTTACACACCCCTTAATACTTTACTGGCCAAGGAAATCACTATAAATATAAGGAAACCGTTGGTCAGGCTGGGTAATTCCGGGAAGATAAGACTCTCCTCAAGGATGAGAATTGTCTGATGATTGATGGCAAATCACGCTAAACAACAATATATTTATGGCATTAACAGAATCAGAAGAGACAAAAGTCAGGGCGATCATTAACGCCTACGACAATGGACAGCAGGTTGATGACCTGCCCCTGGCTTCATCGGCGATGAACAAGGTTATCGAGGTATTCGATACCGCCGGTGGAGAATCACAACGTATGGGACTGGAAGACGCTGTTATAGGCGCTTCCCAGGCTTACTGCGGACGAGTTTGGAACCTGGATAACGCTACCACCGTAGCCGCTTCCACAATAGGTTCAAAGGACTTGCTCCGTCAGTTCGCTGACAAGATCGGACTTGGTTGCTACCTCGTCCAGAATGACCATACAAGACAGAAGCTCGACGCCAAGGATCATTACAGGCTTGCGACTGGAGAGGCTTGCAGGCTTGATGGTTCCCAGGGACATTACCAGTGGGGATGGGGACGCGAGTGGTACGCTCAGATCAAGACCGTAAACCGCCAGCTTTACATCACCCTTTCACTCACTCCGCGCAAGGGAGAGTACAATTATCGCTTCCCTGTTGCATCAATGTCTGCGTCGGGACACGCTGCTCTCGACAGAACTACGATGACACTCGTTAGTTACATCAACCGTGACGCACGCTACCGTGGCGGTAATAACACCGCCGATTGGGACGATACTTATCGTTCTTTGCTCGGTATGCCAGCCACTAATCAGACCACCCAGAACTTCCTTAATTACGCCAAGAAGAACGGCGATGGCTGGTTCAGCCACCTTATGCGCATGAACACTGCCGTGGCAATCCTCTTCTACGTAATCTTCGGAAACCGCAATGTACAGGCCACTTTCAACCCCCAAAAGGACGCTGACGGTCTTTATCAGGGCGGTCTTGGCTCAGGTGTCTCAAGTATCTCAGACTGGAATGGTTACAACGGCTACAACCCAATCATTCCAATGGACGCTGGCATGGATCTCGGTGACGCTTGTGGAGTCTCTACTTACAACGTCATGAACGGGGATGGAACAGTGCGCTACGCCGCTCCAGTGCCCGTTTTCTTCGGTCTGAAGAACCCCTACGGACACCTCTGGAGAATGATGTGCGACGAGCAGTTCCAGGCTAACGAAGACACCAGTCTTACCCATCTCGTAGTCAAGCTCTTGCAGGGCGCGGCTTGGAGTATCGGTAACGCTACTGGCTTCAAGGCTTACACAACCACCCCGACGAAATGCGAAGGATTTACAAAAGAACTGGCAATTACGAACCTCGAACTGTGCCCGACGTCAGTCGGGGGCTCAGAGACAACGTATTGGGCAGATTACTTTTGGAATACTTCGGGCGTTACGTCCGGCTTCCGCATTGTCAAGCGCGGCGGCAGCGCCAGTCATGGTGGCAGGGCTGGCTTGGCTTACGTCCATGGCAACGATGCTGTCACGGGTGCGGATGCGAGCATCGGGGCCGCCCTTTGCGAGTGTGCAGAGGAATGGCCTGTGGAGCCTGAGTATTGCAAGGCGTAGTCAAGAGCGAGCTGTTGAGCGAAGCGAAAACGAGCTCAGGGCGGGGTCGGCATAGACCCCGCCCGATTAAAGAAAAAAAAGAAAAGACTAAAAAGAATAATAACACTTCTTTAGGTCGATTTTAGTATTAATTTTTAAATTTATTGTTTAATCTTTCAAAGGATGTACAATCATCATCCAAGATTGGTTGACTGATGAAAAAGGTTGTTGAGAGTTAAATGACCCCGTTTGCTTCCGCATTGTCAAACGCGGCGGCAACGCCAACAATGGTGGCAGGGATGGCTTGGCTTACGTCAATGGCAACAATGATGTCACGAATGCGAATGCGAACAACGGGGCCGCCCCAAACAGACTCGGCAGGCTCAATGAGCATTGATAAAAATATAAAACCCTCAAGACCTCACCCCTTGGTGAAAAATAAATGAAGGCGTGGAGTGTTGGTAGGCGGATCGCCGCAGAAGACAGGAAGCGCAAGAGTTCTGCAAAGCCGATAGCGGAACAAAGTAACGGGCATAAAAAAATAATTGTTATGGCAAGGACATTGAAGCACATATCAGAGAAGGTTGAGACGCTTGAAAATGCGAGACGGGCGTTTCAACTGTATTCCAAGCACAAGCGTGGAAGGGAGAAGGTGCGCCGTTATGAAAAACACTTGGAATCGCATTTAAAGACATTGGTCAACGAGTTGAGGAGCGGTGAGTGGACAACTCCCGAATATTCGACTTGCGTAATACAAGAGCATAAGAAGAGAATCCTTAGTAAACTTCCGGTAAGGGCGCACGTCGCTCAGTGGGCTTACCTGTATTACATAGAGAAACCACTTTGTGACACGTATATCCGTCAGTCATGCTCATGTGTCAAGGGGCGGGGCACGCACGATTTCATAAAAATGCTGTACCACCGCCTTTACACCGATACGAACAGCACCTTGTATTTTGTGCAGCTTGACGCCCATCACTATTTTGAGAACATTGAGAAGCAGCTGATGAAAGATAGGGTTGCCAAGAAGATAAGGGACGGGAAGGCGCTCGATTTCATTTACGAGTTCATCGACAGTCATTTGCAGGGACTCCCCCTTGGGCAAAAGATATCCCAGATACTCGCCAATTTCTTTCTTTTCGATTTTGACCATAGCGCAAAGGAGTGCTTTGGTATCGACATGAACTTGGATAAGATGGCATACTGGAGAAGGCGTTACGTGGAGGGCAAGATAGCCACTTTCCGCACGCCTGACGAGATAGCTGAGGTCAACAGGGGTATCGACTACCTGAACAGGAAGTTCGACAGGCTCGTCAGTGAATGGAAGGACAACTATTTCAGGTTTGCGGACAATATGGTTCTGCTGAGTGAGGACAAGACGTTCCTTCACATACTCGCGGAGATAGCCATATACAGGCTTGCGTCGAAATACCATATCGACATAAACAAGTGCTGGAACGTCCGTCCTGTATGGAGCGGCGGCATAGATATATGCGGCTACGTCCTTTTCCAGGATCACATAATGGAGAGGAAGCGAAACAAGAAGGCTCTTTGCCGTGAGGTGGCTCAGTGCAGGCGCAAGGGAATGAGCGAGGAGATGACAAGGCTGAAGTGCGCGAGCCGCATAGGTTTCGCCTCGCACGCCGATTCCACACATCTTTTGTCAAAATTAGGCTTTGACATGGAACGATTAAGGAATAAAACAAAAAGAAAGAAAGCATTTCTTCCCTGGCCGGACATGACCCCGGACCAGAAGAAACCGTTTTCGGAGCTTATTTGTCATGACGAAAAGCTCTCAAAGCGGTTTGAGGTAGTCCTCACGGACTATATTATTACAGACAGCCGAATACATTTCGACACTGTTACAGAAAGGGTGACAGACCGTAACGGTAAAGTCACAAGTACAGAAACCCAGGTACCGAAAAAGTGCATCTGCCTGAGATATTCCATTGACGGTAACGAATATTACTCGTTCAGTGGCAGCCACACGCTGATGGAGATACTTGACGAGGAATACGGCAAGGAAAGCCTACCGGCGCTGGTGACCATCCTTGAGGGCAGAAACAAGGTCGGAAAGAAATTTTTCACAATAATTTAATAACAATGGCAAAGAAAATTTATACTCAGAAAAAGACCTTTGAGAAGTATGATGACAAGCATTATCTTCTCTACCTTAACGAGGAGGTCATTGAGGGCTATGTGCCTGAAACCATGGAGGGCGAGGAGAAGGAGCCTGTAACCGCCTACCAGTACGAGGGTCCCGAAATTGACGGTGGAACGATGGTGGAGGCTACCGCTTCCGACCGCGACTCCCTCATCAACGGCTTGCTCAGGACAAGGTACAGCCAGACAGCCGAGGACGCTATCAAGACACACCAGATCGAGGTGCTTACTGACAGTGAGAATCCCAAGGCAGAGGAGTACAGGGCTGAGTGGGGGGAGTTCAACGCCTTCCGCAAGTCCGCAATCGCATCCGTTGACTCAATACTTGCATAGGCCGAATGAAGCTGCGTAGGTTTGTCAGTGAAGCCAAAAGGAGATGGAAGGCAAAGGAGCCGCTTGTTTTCAAGAGAGTCCTGAACGTCTGCCTTGCCATCAGCGCGACCGCCATAGCCGTGCATACAGCGCTGGTGGGGGCGGGAGCCAACGAGCCTGAGTGGTGGACTGCCGTTTACCCGTACCTTGTGGGAATACCTGCTGGGGCGGCTGCCGTGGCAAAGTTCACCAGGACTTACGACAGCAACGGCAATCCTGTACAATAGTCTTCGGGGAATGTGGAATTGGCGGCGGGGTATGACTCGCCGCCTTTTTTGTGTCTATAATAAATAAAAACGATGGAAAAATACATAGCCAGGAGCGGAGAGAATATTTTCGACATAGCTATCAACCTCAGCGGTTCGATAGAAGGGGTGTTCGTGCTGCTTGCGTGCAATCCATGGCTGACCATAAACACCGAGATAGGGCATGGTGACGAGATATACTACGAGGAAAGCTACATTGTCAACAACGACATAAAGCGATGGATGGAGGAGAACAATGTCAAGGCGAGGAACGGTCACCACGTTTACGGATACGTCAACATCGAAAGGGTTATGACAGAATCCATTGACAGATATAACTCAAACGTGGTGCTTTCAGCCCAGGGGAAATGGCCTGGCGTATATGAGGACGGAAAGTTCCTCACCGCCTCGCTAACTCCTGACACGAGGGCTTTTCTCCAGTACATACGAACCAACTACATAGGCTCAGGCAGTACCGAGCTTGAGATGTATGCCGAGAATTGCGTTTCATTCGGAAGGTTCGGCACTGACGGGCTACAGGAGCCCTCGATAGACGAACAGGCGATGTGGCTGGAGAAAATTACCGCCATGAAGATGGTCATCAACCAGGTTGGCGAGATTACCGCCATTACAGCGAAGATGGACATCGGCGGCATAATGGTCATTGACTGGGGAGACGCCACCTATCCCGAATCCCATTTCAGTACTGACGGGGAGTTCACCACGGAGCATAATTATGTGGGGGACGGAATCCACAAGATAATCATTTATGGCAATTTTCACCTTGAGAAACTTGACCTGACCGAGGTAAACGGGACGTACTACCCCACCTCAGCCATACCCGTCAAGGATTTCAGGACAAACATAAACAATGAGACAATAAACAAACTGATATTGATACAGCAATGAGCAGAACACTTAGCCAGATTTACAGTGAGGCGCTGCTGACGCGCAACAACCACCTACAAATAACCGAGCTTGACAACGGCCTGACAAGGAGCAAGTTGTCGCTTATGAACTTGCTTACATACGTCATGTCGGCACTTATATACACATACGAGACCGTGCTTGACGTGTTTGAGTACAACATTGCCCAGCTCATACTCAACCGTATCAACGGAAGCGCGGCGTGGTATGCTCTTATGGCAACCAAGTTCCAGTACGATACCGTCACCGGACAGGCTGACCCGTTTGGCTTCAACGATAAGACGATGGCCTTGGAATACGACACCATTGACGAAAGCCACAGGATAATCGCTAAGGCGGCATACAGGACTAACGATGTTGACAACACTCTCACGCTGATGGTCTGCAAGAACAACACCAACGAGGAGGAAGGTGGCGGCGCGGTGCTTTATGTTCCGCTGAACGACGATGAGCTTACCTCGTTCAGAAAATACATAGACGCCATAAAGTTCGTGGGTTCGTCCATTATCTGTAAGAGCCTTCCGGGTGACACCATCATAGTGAGGGCTACCGAGAGGGCTGCGATATACTATGACAGCACCTATATCACGAAGGAACAGGCGATGACCAACATAAAGAACGCCCTCAACGAATACGCGAAGAACTTTGCCTTCAACGGCTACATATACTACCAGAGCATTATCGACACGATACTTGGTGCCGAATACATAACCGACGTGGACTCAAACGTAACGGTCGAGGTGCTTAGATACGGGGAAAGCGAGCCTGTAATGCTCACCAACAAGATGCAGGCTGCCAGCGGATACATAAAGTTCGTGGATGACGAGGGCAACGCCACGGTCAACAGTGCAAACATTTATCTGAGCGACAAGTAATGGACTCCAGGAGATTTGAGATAGACAACGCCACGGTCATAAGCAAGCTGCTGCCGTATTTTATGAGGGGAAGGAAGGTGATACTGTTCCTTGAGGCGATAGCCCACCCTCTCGTTTCGATACACAACGCCTTCCTTGAATGGGGCGTGGAAAAACAGATAGAGTGCTGCGTGACCTCACAGAAGGGCGTGCTGCTTTGGTATCTGACACACGTTTTCAAAAAGTACTTCGTGAACACCGGGGAAAAGTTTGAGCTTTCCATAAGGGAGGCTGACGGGAGGATAGTCGCATACGAGGATCACGTGGGTGCCATGACTGGCTGCACGCTCCATTTCTACGCACCGGCGATATTTGAGACCAAAAAGTACGATAACGAGAACTACAGGAAGGATATCTACATAGTGATGAGACGCTACCTTACCTGCTCGATACCATACGAAATAGATATACCTGAGAGCGTAATGCTTTCAGAAACCGAGTAAAAACTTAAAAATATATAGCATTATGAGAGTATTTGACTTCGGTAACGACTACGTTTACCAGAAACAGGTGGAGGAAATGCCACAGCCAGAGCCGAAAGAGGTGCGCCCGCTGCGCTTCCTCTGATGGGAGTATTAACAACTTAATTCAAAAACAATGAGAATAATCAGGTTGAGCGCCGACCTCGCCCCCAAGAAGGAGCAGTTGGCAAAGAAACAGGAAATCGCCGATGTGGAGGAGGTGTCCGAAAATGTTGAAGATAGAACTGCCGGAACCGAGGCTGACGGAGGAACTGACGTGGAGGAACAAGCCAATACTCAGGAGACCGAGAAAGCCGCGCCCAAAAAGGCGAAAAAGAAAGCCCGCAGGTAGGATCAGGCTATCAAGGTTCGGTGACACGCCGGTAGGGAGGATAATAAGGGCTGAGTGCCCCCATGAGTGGGACTTGCTCGCCTCCCTTTCGGTGAAGATAACACCTGAGATGATAGAGAGGATTTCCTACTCTTCTGGCAACCCCGTCTTCAGGACGGAAAGGTTCAGGCTCGCCCTACAGGACTACTGGCAATACGGGTGCAAGACCCCCAACGCGGTAACGCCCACGGTTGAGGACGAGCTTGACATGATACGCAAGAGACTTACGGGATACAGGAGCTTGGATTAGCCGGGCTCCTGTATCTTTTTCAGTCCTTGCAAAGCCTTCTGTATTCAATCTGGTAAAGCCTGTTCTTTTCTTTCAGTTCGGGGTGATTCTCCCTGTATATACGATAATAGCTGCGGAGCTTTTCCCTGTTGGCCTCGCGCCACTTCCTGTTCTTTTCGGATATTTTCTGGGAGTGCCTGCGGCGGTATCTTCTTTGGTACTCCCTGTTCTTCGCTGCCGAAGGCTTTCTCTTCTTGGTATTGGGGGTCCTGGCGAGGCTGCGCTCCTTCATCAACTTCACCTTTTCGGGGTTCTTTTCCCTCCATTGCCTTGCGTATTCACGGTACTCCTCCTTGTGGCGGCGGCGGTACTCGCGGTAGTATTTCCTTCTGTCTGCCATATTACAGGGAGTTTACGGTTGCCTCTGCCGCCGATATCTGGGCGTTGTAACTGGCTATATCGGCACTGTACGTGGTGCTTCTCATGGCTTTTCCTTGCAGCTCAAGTTTTCTCAGCACGTCCTTGAGGAATATGATAAGCCCCTTGAGGGTGGCTTTCATGCCGCCTCCAAGTCCTGTGGCGTATCCAGGGTTGACTGTCCCGGTTGCCTGTCCGACCACCAATACAGCCGGCATTGTCTTGATTGAGGTGAATTGTGTTACTGCCTCCTTGATGGTGGCGAGTTCGCTGTCTATAAGGTCGCAGTAATACTGGTACTCATTGACCATGTTGTCCATTCCTTCCGAGCCTGAGCCGCTTGTGTAGTATTCGGTGTAATACTTCAGGGTTGCTGCGGGGTCTTCGGAATTTTTGATGGTATCGCCATATTCGGACTGGACATAATCCGCTATGGCTGCCATTTTTGATATTGCCATTGTAATAAGATTTAGGGGATCCGAATATGCTGTTATCAATTTGACTGCAAAAATACGGAAATTTTTCCATAATTTCTACATTTTCCCGCAAAATCGCACGAATTTTTATATTTTTTATAAAAACATTTTCAATGTTTTCTATTCTCTTATTATTCTGTATTCGATTTTGTCACACCCCTAAAAAAAATTATGCACCCTTTCTCAGGGAATTTATTAGCCTCCAGTTTTTCTTGTAGCACGACACGCCAGCCGTATTCTGGTAGCCATTCGCAAGGTGATGGTAATACACTATGCTTTTCTTGCACTGTTTCGCCGTGATAGATTTCTTGTATTGGCACTTTTTCTCCCCGGTTTCGTGGTTTATCGTCACGAAAAAATCGTGGATGTCAAGCGGTTCACAAGTCTCCATGTCACGCTTCATCAGCATATACTTGTTTTCCCAGGTGTCTATGAGCCCGTCGGCGTATGCCTCCTTTATCAGTTTAACCATCTTGTACTTGCTGATTGAGTCGTTATATATGTTTCTGAGCATGGACTTGTAGCTGTACCCTCTTTTTAGCGGGTTTGCCGCGGTATCCCTGCCACTGGTCTTGACGTCGTAGTTCTTCTTCCTTACACCACTACTGATGTCGGAGAAATGTTCCTCCGTCTTTCGGTAGTTTACGCTCTTTATACAGGTGTTGATTGTATGGTTGTACCCGTCAATCCCTATCAGCAGGGCAGCGGTCAGTACCGTGTCCCTTACCTCAGATATTGTTTGCTTGTTTTGTTTTTTCTTACCGCAGTCTTTCAGGCATATTCTGTTCCCGAATGATGTCGGGTGAACGGTAAACTGTACACAGCCTTGCCGCTTTCCGCTCCTGAAAGTCTTTGCTATAACATGACGGTTGCTCTCGTCCATCGTCACAAGTTCACATCTGCAAGCCATTTGCCATATTTCCTTGGCTTTCTTCCCGTTGCAGCCACATAGTGACATTATCTTTCTCAGACTGAAATCGAGCAGCATTGAATTTGAATGTTGCGACTTAATCAAAAGACACAAAGACAGCGCGTCAAGAAATTCGTTGTCTCTTGCCGCCTGCCTTATTATGCCTTTAGGGATGTATATAAGTCTTCTCATTCATGCCAATATTTTTTTTTAATACCTATCATGTTTGGTAAGAGTTTTATAACCTCTGACCGTACATAAGTTGGTGATTAGCATATACAAAAATGGTCAGAGGTTATAGATTTTCACGGTCTCCCGCTATTTCTCATATTTTTTTGTATATGCACAATCACCGCTGCAAAGATAGTGGTAATAATCGAGATACGCAAATATTATAAACATTATTTTTTAATACACCCTTATTTTTAACTTTATTTTATAATTTATAGACCTATAATTTTATACAATAAGGTACACACGCGAGGATACTATTTTTCAGCTTTTACTTTTATTAAAAGATTTGCACACTGATTTTCAGTGACTTATCAGAATTTTAACATAGTTTATATTTTTAGTTGCGGAAAATTATTGTGGATTGGAAAAATTGCATTATCTTTGCAGCGAAAACTTTGATAATATCGAAAATACCAATATGATGACATAATGATAAAAGGAAAAGGCAGAATCCGCAAGATATGCGGAGCCTTACAGAAAAAGGAACTTGAGGAAGCTCTGGAGAAGCTGCCCGACGGTGAGAATTACAAATTCCTTATAGTCGATGACAAGCCGAACAGACAGTTGCCACAGCTTACTTATCTCTTCTCCGTCCTGCTGAGTGCCATATCGCAGCAGTTGCCAGGAAAGCCTGGGACGGAAGCTCTATACAGGTATTTTGAAGATATGTTCGCCCCGCTTCATACCTGTAACATCAATGGGGAGGTCTATGAGTGGACTGACCTGAAGAGGGAGAAGTCAAATGATATCGGCAAATTTATTGAGAGGGTTGCCGAATACGCTCGCAAGAAATGGGGTCTGGAAATTCCTGATGTAGAGGGGTGCAGATTACCTGAGAACAGCGAGCTTTTTAGCCGGGCTTACCTGAAACAGGAGGCTGATTGGAGCAAATTCATCTCATCTAAGAAAAACAAAACAAAACATTCGAAAGATGAGTGACGAAAAGAAACTTAATGTTTTTTCAGTCTTTGAAAAAACAGCCGACACTTACCAAAGTGCCACCGAGAGAATCAAAGCGGAGAAGGGTAACAAGATACCTCGTTTCCGTATGAGTGAGGACGGAACTTACAAACTGCGTATTTTGCCTTTGGCTCCAGTGATTGACGAGGATGGAAATCCCATGGAGATGGAGCGTACAGGATACGAGTATCCGTTCAAACAGATTTTCCTTGATATTGAGATCCCACCTGCAAAGAAGGGTGGAAAATCCAAGAAATTCAACCTTCCAGTGGTTCGCGCCACCGACAAGCACGTTGGCAAGTCGGTTGACCTCATTGACACATACGTAAAGATTGCGCAGCAGATCCACAGTGAAGATGACGCCCTTATGAAGCTGATTAAGAAGGGCGGTTACGAGCATGGTTTGAAGTGGAGTTCGCAGAGAGCTATGTACATCATCGACTGCGCGCACCGTGACAAGGGTATCCAGCTCTTTACACCTTCTTATTCACAGTATCGTGACATGGATGACGCCAAGGTTGACCTTTGGAACGAGTTGCTGGAGGAGGATGACCAGAGAGGATGTCCTATCTCAGGTATCACTGGTGCATGGCCTGTCATTTTCAAGCGCATTGACAATAATGGCAAGACCGAGTACAAGATTTCTATCAATGCCCGCAAGGACTCTGAGGAGTGGGATCTTACCGAGGACGAGCTGACAAAGCTGCTTGAGGCAGACCGTATTCCACAGGCTATTTTCCGTTATACACGTTATCATGCCGAGGCTACCGTGGTGTTCTTGGAGCAGTATGACAAGCGTCACGGTATGGAAGTTACCCAGACCGAGGAGTGGAAGAACGCCGTTGATACCCTTATGGGCGAACTTTCTCCCGATGACACCAAACACTTTGACCTTGCCACGGCAGGCTCTTCAAAGGACGAGAGCAGTTCTAACGGAATCACCATTGATGACCTTTGGGCCAAGTTCGACTACATTGCCGATAACGACCTTGGCAAGAGTTCCGATGAGTACCAGGAGTTGCGCAGACTTATCAAGGAGTTCATTGATGAGCATAAACTTGATATCCGCATAGGTCACGGCTCTACAAATGAGGACTTGCTTTACGACATTGAGGAGGAGCTGAAGAATCAGCCGTCAAAGCCCAATGGCACCAAGGTTGACAAGACCGATAATGAGCCGGAGGATGAGGGTAATGGCGAAGAGGACGATGAACGTCCTGCACGCAAGCCTTCAAGACGTGCCAAGAGGGAGGAGCTGGAAGAAGATCCTTCTGAAGATGGTGGCAACCAGCCTGAACCAGAACCTGAGCCGGAACCAGAACCTGAACCACGCCCTCGCAAGCGTCCAAGACGTCCTTCCGATGACGATGAAGAGGGTGGCGAGGATGATGAACGTCCAGCCCGTAAGCCTTCCGATGATGAGGAGGGTGATGGCGATGACCGTGAAAGCAGACGCGAGCGCCGCCGTGAGCGCAGAGCAAGATAACGTCACGAAGCACAAGTTTTGTTTTTATTCACAATGAGGGGTGGTGGGATTACCCATTACCCCTTTTAAATCCAATAGCTTATGAGTAAATATATAGCGTTGCTGGCTAACGACCTGCATTGCACTCTTGACACGATTCCAGATTTTCAGGCTAACTGGAGGGAAATGCTTCAGGAAGCCAAAAATTGCGGTGTGGAGAAGATTGTGCTTGGCGGTGACCTCTTTACCACCAGGGCTGCCCAAAACTTGTATGTGCTGCTTGCCGTGAAGGATATGATCCAGACCGTATCAAAGTCGTTCCCGTTGTACATACTCAACGGAAACCACGATAAGATAGACCAGTCTTCCATATTGAGCTACAATCATCTCTTTGACGTTATCTCAAACGTCCACGTTATCGACACTTTCAGTGTTATTACCTTCAAGTCTTCGGACATTGCAATTATAGGTATCAGTTATTTCCCTGAAAGCGGAAAATTTAATGAATACCTTGATGAAGCCATCGAGGAAACCGCCGATATCCCGACTGAGGATAAGATACTTTATATCCATGAAGGAATACATGGCGCCCTTGGTGACTTTGACATACCCGGTGAACTGCCCAATAACATATTCGGTGACTTTGACAAGGTGCTTGTGGGGCATTACCATAATCGCACTGATATCAAGGGCACCAACATCAGCTATATCGGCTCCAGCCGCCAGGCTAACTTTGGTGAGGACGAGGAAAAGGGGTACACACTGATAGATAAGGATGGCGGTGTTGGCTTTGTGAAGAACGAGGTCAATGACAGGTATATGACCTTTGACGTAACCTTTAAGCAGATTAATGACAACTTTCTGTTGGAGATCACTCATTTCCGTAATGAGGGTTACAAGGTCAGGGTCAAAATCAAGTGTTCAGACACCGAGGCTACCCAAATTGACAGGAAATCGCTTATAGATGCCGGTGCAAGCAAGATAGAAGTAAAGTCTGATAGGTTGGAGAAGATCAACGGCCTTGCCGCCGCCAGCTCTGCGGTTAGCGAGAAGCACGACAAGAATAGCATTATGAAGGAGTATGTAACTTTCTGCGACCAGAAGCGCATTGAGTCACAGCTTGGTTTGAAGTACCTGGAAAAATTGAATTGATTATGTGGAAACTTAAACGTTTATATGCTACAAATATAGTATCTTTCAAGGAGATTGACACTAATTTTGCCTCAGACGTGGCAACTCTTGTCTTCGGTAACAACCTGGACAATGAGAACCAGAAGAACAATGGCTCAGGCAAGTCCTCAATCATTGAGGCTATTGCCTTTGGCTTGACCGGTGATACGTTGAGAAAGGTTGATACGGGCGAGATAATCAATGACGCAGCCGACGCAGCCTGCGTAAAATTGTCATTTGCCAACGATTACGACGAAAGCTCGTTTGTCATTGAGCGAACCATCAGCAGGAACGCCGCACAAGAGATTTCCTGCCACAAGTATGATAAGGACGGTAATGAGATAGACACCGAGAAGACCATTCAGCCCACGGTGAACGACTATAACCGTTTCATACTTGAGGAAATAGGTCTGACCAAGGATGACATCTACTCTTGTTTTATCCTTTGCCAGGAAAAGTACAAGTCTTTTCTTGACGCTTCTGACAAGTCCAAGAAGGAGCTTATTAACCGTTTTAGCAACGGTGTACTTGTTGACAAGTCCATTGAAGCTCTGAAAGAGGATATGGCGCCTGTCAAGAGCCTTTTGGGGGAGCGTGAGAACAATGTGTCTAAGCTCAGTGGCAAGATTGAGGCTTTGGAAGAGCAGATAGCAAGGGCAGAGGAAACAAAGAAGACCGCCCAGCTTTCGAAGGAGCAGAGAATCGCTCAGGTTAAGAAGGACATTGAGGAAAGCCGTGCCCAGCTCCGTGAGTTGAAGGAAACCGTCAAGAAAGCCAATGACAGGCTTGATTTGATTGATTCTTATGCTGATGACCTTGAGGATATCGAGGATTCAGATGATTCGCTGATAGACAAGTATCATATTATCCGTGACAAATTCCTTAAACTTGGTATCCCAATGATTTCCGATTATGAGGAAAAATGCAAGGAACACCAGGAAAAGCTGAAGGAGGCTGAGAAACAAATGCCACCTATCAAAAAGGATATAGAGCTTGCCAAAAAGGAATCGAACAAGGCTTTTTGTGACCTTGAAAAGAAGAAGGCTGAGTACGAGGGAAAGAAAGCCGGTTTTTCCAAGGATAATGAGGAAGGCAAGGTTAAGATTGCCAATATTGAGTCCAAAATTTCCAAGCTGGATATTGCCCTTGACAAAACTCGCAATGAGATAAAAGAGGTGCAGGATGACTATAATGAATTGGACAAGGATCTGGTTCGTCTGATGAATCTCATCCGTGGCAAGATAACCTGTCCAAAGTGCGGTCACGAGTTCATACTTGACAAGGAGGGCAAGACCCTCGATGACTTGAAAGGTGAGGCTGAAGATTGTGAATACGATATGAATCACTGCAAGAAAAGCCTTGACGATCTCAATAAGGAGTATAACGACAAGGAAGAGCAGCGCCATAGCAACGAGGAGGCCATTAAGAAGCTGAACGACCAGTTATTCAGGAAGAGATCCGAATTGTCGGCTATCGGAGCTGAAATGCAGGAATTTCAGGATATCGCCAATAAAGCGGATGAAAGGCTCTCCTCTCTCAAGTCCAGGCTTGACAAGTTGCAGAACACGGTGTCTTGCAGCAATGATTTTATGACGAATATGGGCAAGGCAATGTTTGACGAAGCCTTCAATGCCATAGACGCGAGGTTGGACGCCGGTGAACAGTTCGTTAAGGACAAGGAGGCTGAGATAGAGCGCAAAAAAGCCCAGATATCCCAATATGAAACCTCTCTTGAGGAAATAGAGAACAGTTCCACTGGCGATATCACTGAGTCACTTGTCAAGTCAAAGGAAGAATACACCAAGCAGCACGAGGCAGCGGTTGCGGAGCGTGACCAGACCAAGGCTGAGTATTCGAGATTGGAGCTTCAGGAACAACAGTTCATCGACTTCAAGTCATACTTGGCCAACCAGAAGATAGACTCCATATCAGCCATCACGAACAGATTCCTTGACAAGATAGGTTCTGATATCAGGGTTGAGATGGAAGGCTACAAGAAGCTCAAGTCAGGTAAGATCCGTGACAAGATTACCGTGAAGATTCTCCGTAACGGGGTTGAGTGCGGTTCGTTTGCCAAGTTCAGCCGTGGTGAGAAAGCCCGTGTGTGCCTCGCCAACATACTTGCGATGTGGCATTTGACCAATGCGGCTTGCGAGAATGGAAGGGGGTTGGGAGTGCTTATAATAGACGAGGTGCTTGACAGCTCAGACACCAGTGGTATAATGAGCTATTGCGAGGCCATTAACGCTATAGGCATAACCACCTTGCTTGTCACCCAGGGAGCCGTAGTGGAGTCATACCCCCACAGGTTGCTTGTGACCAAACAGAACGGTGTGTCGAAAATCAGTTGACGTGGAGTTTGGAGTTCTCAGGACAAACAAAACGACAATGCAGAACTTAGATACAGAATATTTATCAAAATTAACCAAGGCAAATGTGCTTGCGTTGGACATCGCCTCCCATTGTGGATATCGGTACGTCAAGGGCGGGGGGACGTGGTATTTCCCGAACAATGACAAGGCTCCGAAGAAGCTGGGTGAGGATTATGGTCAGCACAAGGCGTTCAGGCAGAAGATCATTGACTTCATATCGGAGCATGACATAAAGGTCATAGCGGCTGAGGATGTTATCTACAGTCATTTTGTTGACTTCAGGAAGCTCTGTATGTTTCGTGGTATCCTGTCGGAGGTTTGCGAGTCGCTTGGTATCCCTGTCATCTATTTCAAGCCTTCAGACATAAAGAAATGGGCAACCGGCAACGGCAATGCCGACAAGAAGATGATGATAGAATACTGCAAGAAGCGATGGCACATTGATCCCGTTGACGATAACGAGGCTGACGCGACGCACATTTGGTTTTACTTTATAAGACGATACAAGTTATGAGTAACAAAAAATTACACAAGGGTATATCCCTTGATTATCGTAAAGCCCTGGAGGATGAGGTGTTTTACTACGCTGAGGGGAATTTGGACTGTATAGGGCTGGTAAATATCAGTGACGTGAAGACAAATCACCCGACTCCAGAGCAGATAGGTAAGGTTCTTGGCCGCGCCTACAGGTTATGGCGGGGACATTGCATTAAATGCGGGGCAGGGTTGGCAGTTCAAAAAATGTTTATCAAAATCGTCAAGGAAAGATGGATACTCCAGTACGACTCCAAGGGAATCCAAAAACGGAAAAGGTCAAAAAGCTCCCAGGCAATTTGAGTGAATCGGAAAGGCGCGATAGGTTTGAGACCATAATCACTCCGAATTTCCCGTTCATAAGAAGCCTTGTCAGCTACTACACAGACCATTCTCAGTTTGTGGAGGAAAACTTCAATGAGGTCTTGTTTGTCTTCTTCAAGTATATCCATACCTATGACCCGTCAAAGTCATTGAAGACGTGGATACATACGGTGGTAAAGAACAACGTGAGGAACATCAACAAGGCAAGAAGCAAAAACAACGGCTTTTTCTATGACGGGAGTATCATTACGACTGAGGTGGCCGAACAAAAAAACTCAAGGGGTGGTACAGCCTCAGTCGCTTTGAACTTCGCCGATGAGTTGCCTGATGACCTCTATAATGCTCTTTTGACTTTACCCCCACACATATTTTCGGCTTTTATGCTGAGGTATCAGGGGTACGACCTGAACGAGATAGTTGAGATAGAGTACAAAAAGGGTAATTTACCTGTAAAGTCTCAGATAATGATAAAGAATCGTATCCACGAGGCGCGTGTTGAGTTGAAGAAAAAGTTAAAGCACTATGGAAGCTAAGGAAAAGGCCGTAAGGCTGATGAAAATGTTTGAGTACATAGTCAAGAAGGGTGCCTGGGAGGATTACTCTCTCAGGATAGGCCTTGTATCCACCACCAACTTTATGCGTGGTATGACAAGGATAAGGGCTATGTTCGGCATGGACAACACCATTTCCGATGACAGATACGTTGACTTCTTCACTTATCAGGTTTATCGCTACCGTGATTTGATAGTTGACAGTGGCAGCGGATGGAATGAGTTGTGGTGCCTTAGCGACAAGGCTTGCCAAAAATACCGTGACCAGTTCATTTCAAAGCAAGGCAAGTCTGGTATGCGCTATTATATCAAGCAGTGGATGGACGATTGCGGTTTATGCACGGAGTCTTTGAGGGCTATGATAGCCGATCCGAAGCCCAACCAGATGCGCCAGTTCGTCTATATGCCTTCGGAAGAGCCTATCAAGAGAAGGTTTTTCAATACGCCCAATGGCTTTTTGCTTTGCATTGCAGCGACAACAGGCTGGTCACCCAAGTCGGAAGCCTGTACCAAGTGCGTTAGCGCCGAAAAGTGCAGGTACGAGACCTCTATGAAGTATCCAGAATTGTATCGAATAAGAACAGAACAAAACTAATTATTATGGCTAAAAGTGAAAACGTATTAACAGAGGAGTTTTTGGCTGAGTTGTACAACGCCGCCATTACCGATAACGGATTGTGTTCGGTGGTTGCCATGCACATGAAGGACGAATACCTCCCCGATAAGGACTACCAGGCACTTAACAATGCCATCAAGTCGCATTTTCTCAAGCACAAGACCTGTCCTAAATACAGCATTATAAAACAGATAATGAGCAATTCAAGGGCGGTTACCGAATTGATTTCGGAGATAAAGGACTTGAGTTCTGGAGCGGATTTGGTCAGTATCAGGGAGCAGTTTGAGATGTACCTGAAGTTCGTTATGTTTAAGCAGGCTCAGAAAAAAATAGCTGATTACATTAAGGCTGGAGATCAGATGGCAGCCATGAACGAGCAGATAAGGTCATCAGAGCAAATCAAGAAATTCTCCCTTGCTCCCGATGAGTTTGAGGACGTAGCGAAGACATTGCAGGGGCGCTTGATAGACAATAAGGCAAGACAGGAGAGTGAGTCGAAGATGAAGCTGGTGAACAGTTTCTATATAGACGCACTGGACGAAATGAACAGAGGGAGGAATTTGCGAACCCAGCTCACCGTCTTTCTTGCCATGTCGGGTGTCGGCAAGTCACACCTTGCAAGATATATAGGTTACAATGCTGCATACATCAGTGGGCTGGACGTGCTTCACTTTCAGATGGAAGGCTCCAAGAGCGAAGTTATGGACGCATACTCTGCCCAGATACTTAATGTCCCCACCCTTCAGTTCGAACACGGCGAGGTCAACCAGCACACCATGGACTCCTTCACCCAGCAGCTTGAGCAGTATGCCGGCACCCTCAAGGTCAAGACATATTCCAAGTTCGGCAAGGAGGTCAGCACTACTGATCTCAGGAACGACTGCGAGAAATACAAGGAGGAGTATGGCAAGTATCCCGATGTTATCATTGTCGATTCGCTTGACCTTCTTAATGACTCTTCAGGGCGTAATTGGGACGGGAAGAGCTTGCGTTTTAAGAGGATTGCGGTTGCGGAAGACCTCAAAGACCTCGCCGGTGACCTTAATGCCTGGGTATTGGCTACCTATCAGGCAACGATTGAGAACCAGGAATGGGTCAATGACGAGAAGAATGTACTTAACGGCTACAACCTCTCGGAGGCCAAGGGACTCCAGAGACCACTTACGCACCTTATCACGATGAACCAGTCATCGAGGGAAGAAAGGGAGCAGATGATGCGACTGTACGTTGCCAAGTCGAGGTTCTTCAAGCGTGGCGAGCCTATCAGGATTTGTACCGATTACGAGCATGAGCGCTTCTATGACAGGGTAAGGACAATGAACCTACCGCCTGCCGCTTAGTTAATTTTATGTTAAAAGCACAATAAAGTTTGGCTGGTGGGAAATTTACCGCTACCTTTGTCGAAAATTGATGATAACATATTCATATTTGATGAAACGCATATTCTTTTATTTGATTTGGCGTTATGGAGTTATCACAAGAAATCAAATATGAGCTTGCCGAGGAACTGGTGTCAAGACTGGATGACGCGCATTATGATGGTCTTAAAAAGAATATCCTGTTGCGCACCTGTCCGTTCTGCGGTTGCGGAAAGAGCAAGTTTGGAATATACATAGGTCCCGATATGGGGCGTAAGACATTCGGGGCGTGCCATTGCTTCAAGTGCGGGCGTGGTCACAGGTCGCTTGCGGATACGCTTACGTTGCTTGATTGCGAGGATCTTATACCAAAGCAGACGGTTGACCTTGAATCAACCGCCACCATCGGTGATTTTGACCTTTTTGTTGACGAGATAGACGATAATCTGGTGACCGTGGAGTTGCCGGAGGGGTACAAGCGTTCATACGACAACCGATACCTGAAGGACAGGGGGTGGGTGTTTGATGATTACGAATACTTTGAGGCTGGCACCAACAGAGGGCTGGAACGGAAGTACGAGGATTATGTCATTCTGCCAATAAGGATGAACGGCGATATTGTAGGCTTCGTTGCCAGGCATACCTGGAGCAAGGATGATATCGACAATTACAATGAGACACACAGGTTCAAGATACGCCGTTATATGAACAGTACCGATAACGGTTTTGCCAAGCTGCTGTACAATTACGACTCCATAGACAAATACAAGACCGATACCGTGGTTTTGTGCGAGGGCGTATTTGACGTGGTAGCCCTTACCAGGAAACTGGAACTTTACGACAACAAGCGTATCGTGCCGGTATGCACATTCGGCAAGAAGGTTTCCGAAGAGCAGTTGTATTTCCTTCAGCAGAAGGGTGTACGTAACGTGATATTCGGTTATGACAGTGACGCGCGTATGACAACCGCCAAGATAGCCCAGGAGCTTGAGGAATACTTTGACGTGCTGGTAGCCGATGTTCCTGACAACAGCAAGGACTGGGACGAGATGAGCGACTGGCAGGTTTACAAGGCTTTTGCCGACCATTTATATACAGTCCGTGAGTTTAACCTAATGGCGAGTGCGATATGAATGAGTTAGTGGAGTGGCTGGAAAGAAATCATATCACATATCGTATGATTAAGGATGTGGTCTATGTGGAGGGCTGGGGAAAGGCTCTCTACCAGGATATGTCCGATATAAAGCACATATTCAAGCGCGGTGCTGACGGGGCTGTAGTCTTTAACTGCATAGAGAACAAGGACTTTTTGCTGAACGACAGTATTAATTATGTGATATTTAAGTTCGGTGACAGGTTCTACTATCAGGACATACGTTCTGAAAAACTCGATTTCAAGGTTCTTAAATATATTGGACCGGCACCAAAAAGCAACATTGATTGTGATTTTTATGCGCTTGGCGTACACTCAGGGTATGAACTTTTGAACGGTAGCGGTTTGCTCGTTGATTGGGTTAAAAAAGCCAAGTTTTTGGGATTCAATGGTTTAGGTATATGTGACAAGAATACGATGGCTGGTACGTTGGATTTGCAGCGCGAGGCTGACAAGGCTGGTATAAAGTATGTCTTTGGTTATTCACTTACCATTCTGATCGGAGAGGATAAGGTGGGGGCCAAGATATACAGCTGCAATGATGAGGGCATGGTCAATATGCTGCATATCCAGAAGATAATCAACGTTGACAGGGAGGATGGTCTGATAGACTATTCGGAACTTATAAGTCTTAGTGGTGGGAACGTTATCGTCTTTGACAAGTGGAGCGGTAACTGGATGGCTGCGAACCTCGACAAAGTGAGGGCTATATCCAATGAGTTTGACGGGTTCGCCTATTTCCAGGTTGACGTTACCGAGTACAGGGCCAATCGTATTGATGAGCGTGTTCTGTATAGCATGAAGGCTTACTTTGACACGTTCTATAAGCCTGACACGAAGGACGGGTGGTTGATGAACGTCCGTCCAGTCCTTATACAGGATATGTATTATCTCGATGCGGATGACTGGAAGAACAAGATTGTACTGAACAAGGTGGATATAGGTGCGGCGCACGAGCAGTCATACTACCTGTATATGAAGACACTGGACGAGATGTATGAGGAGTTCGCCTCCATAATGTCGGATAAATACGATACCGAGGATATTTTCTACGATATGTGTGACAGTACCGTGGAGATTGCGGAAAACGCAAGTGCCAAGTACGACCTCACTGAAAACTATGCTCCCAAGTATGATATGACCGATGATGAGAGGTTGCGTTACAAGGATACTCACCAGATGTTCAACGCATTGATTGAAGACGGATTTGCAAAGCTCGTTCCACCCGGCAAGGAGGAGATATACCGAAACAGGCTTGATTACGAGCGCTACATTATCGAAAGCACCGATAACATAGACTATTTCCTCATAGTTTGGGATCAGGTCAACTGGGCAAAGAGGAATGGCATATTCGTTGGTGTGGGACGTGGTTCAGCTGGAGGTTGCCTTATTTCCTACCTTATCGGCATAACGCACATAGATCCTATCAGGTGGAACTTGATTTTTGAGCGTTTCCTTTTGCCTGAGCGAGCAGGGCTTGAACCGCACGACGTGACAAAAATGATGGATTCGGTCAAGTCAAGGGAGTATATCGAGCTTACACTGGAAAACGGACGAACTTACAAGTTTGACATTGACTCAGAAATGATAGTCAAGCGTGATGGTGAGGAAATGATAGTGTTTGCCGATGAGCTTCAGGAAGGCGATGACATCATATTCGACAATCGTGACCTATTGTTCACCTTAAATGAGATTGAGTGATGGAGTGGCGTTATATAAGAGGATATGAAGGATTATATCAGGTCAGCGATAGCGGTTTGGTGAGGAGTGTGCCGAGGTTTGCTAAGAACAGGAGCGGTAAGGTGTTTTTGCAAAAGGGAAGGCTAATGAAACAAAATGTGTCCCCTAAGTGCAATTATCTGATAGTTGACCTGTACAAGAACGGAAAGCGCACGCACCATCTCACTCATATACTGGTGGCGAGGACGTTTCTTGGGTGTGATGACAAGAGCCTGGAGGTTAACCACAAGGATGGCAACCATTTCAACAATAACATTGAAAACCTTGAGCTTGTGACGCACCTTCAGAACATTCGCCACGCGAGGGAGAACGGGCTAATAAATGATTACGGGGAGAAAAGCGCAAATGCCGCACTCTCAGACTATGAAGCCTTCAAGGTCAGGAAATTCTGGCAGATGGGTTGCACACAGACCGAGATAGCGGAAACGTTTGGCGTTTCCATTCAGACAATAAGCAAGATAGTAAACAATAAGTCGTATATAAAATGAAAGTAATTGGAGTTAAAAGAATAAGCAGACAATCATCGCTTCCCGTGCTTGACTGCGCGGTTGAAAGCGGATTCTGGAAGGTTGCCCACGGCAGCTTGCCTGATATAGACGTGGACTTTGACAGTTCGCAACGACCGAGGGTAAAGGAATACTTGGAAAAAAGATATAACCATGACGGTATGCAGCGTGTCTTTTCAGCAGGTACGTTCACCACTGAAAAAATCAAGGGTATAATGAAGGATATAGCACGTACCCACAAGATTTCAGTGGGTACGACCAACTATATTACCGCTATGCTTGAGGATGACTCTATGAGCTGGACAGACCTTATGGCATTGGCTTTTGAAAACAAAAAGATAGCGGATTACATACAAAAGAATTACGAGGTATTTGAGGAAGCCGTGCCATTGATGTTGCAGCCTCGCGCAGCCGGTATCCACGCCTCAGCCCTTATCATCACTCCAGAGCATATCAAGGGCAAGAAGGTGGAGTGCTTTGACGTGCTGCCTATTCGCAAGATGAACGGTTTGCTTGTATCAGAAATTTCTGGTGCTGACATAGATGATATTGGATTGCTTAAAAACGACGTCCTTGGTATCGCCGAGCTTACGCGTATGGCTGATATGATAAGCATTTGTAACGAGCATTTCGGGGCGAACCTTTCCATTGAAAGCATACTGGCAGGTGATTTGAACGACCCTCTTGTTTACAAGCACCTTAGAGCCGGACTTACCCAAGGGGTCTTTCAGCTTTCTGGCTTTGGAATGACCAGGTTTATCAAGCAGATGAAGCCTGACTGCATAAACGACCTGATAGTGTCAGTTGCCATCTTCCGTCCCGGTACGCTTGAATCGGGGGCTGCACAGGCTTATTGCGACGCAAAGGCTGGAATGGTTGAACCCGTGTATCTTTGGGGAACTTATGACATATTGAAGAACACCTTTGGTCAGATTATATATCAGGAACAGGTTTCTGAAATCGCAAAGAAAATTGGTGGATTGTCGCTTGGTGACGGTGTGAAGCTGGTGAAGGCTCTTAGTAAGAAGAAGCTGGAAAAGGTGAGAAAATTCCAGGAAAAATTCTTTGAGGGGGCGAAGAAAAACGGCTGTCCTCCAGAGGTTGCAAAGAAGATATGGGAGGATACCGAGTCGGCAAGTAAGTATCTTTTCAACCTCTCCCATGCAACGGCCTATGGTCTTACGGCGTTTATCGGAGCTTACCTTAAAGTTCATTATCCGATAGCCTTTTATACGGTCATGCTCCAGTGGGCTGATACGGAAGACCTGCCTACCCTTATGAATGAGATGAGGGAAATTGGTAACGCCAAGATATCCAATCCTGATATAAATGTCTCAGGCGAAAATTTCGTGACCGATTATGAAACGAACACGATATACTGGTCTATCAGCAAGATCCGTGACATCGGAGCCGCCAAGGTAAGGTATATATTGGAAAACAGGAACGCTCTTGGCCCATTCAAGAGTATGTCAGACTTTATAAAGAGGCTGTATAAAAACAAGTTCAGGGAGAAGGGTGGCAAGGCTGAAAAAGTGCCTGTCAATTCCATAACCATTAAGAACCTTATTATGGCCGGAGCTTTTGACAAGCTGGAGGGGGTTTGCAGTGTAACGGAGAGATACGGTCTGGTATGCAAGGCTGCCGAATTGCTTGGTTTTAAGATAAAGCCCTCCCAGTTTCCAGAAGAAATGGTTGCAAAACATTATTTTTGGGAGCAACGCCAGGTAAAGCTGACGGGATTTGGGCATATTGACTACAAAAGGATATATGATTGTTTTGACAAGCCTGAAAAGGTGAAACGGTATGCTTACTGGAATTTTGAGTCCTTGCTGAAGCTGCTGAGGGTTGAGAATTTCAGTTGCGTGATATGCGCCAGTGTCATGGACTTTACCGAAAGGACATATAAAAGCAAGAAAGACGGTACAACCAAGCACTTTGGCAAGATAACTCTCAGGCAGAATACTGACATTATGCAGCTCGTAGTTTGGGATGACTCTTGGCACGAGTTCAAGACTGACCTTATGGTTGACAAGATTCTGATAGCCGTGGTCAATGTCAAGTATTCGGATTACGATGAAAGGAACAACTTACAATTAAGCAGGACTGCCTATGCCGAATTTATTTGATTTTGAACTGACCCCTGAACAAAAAAAGGAGATGGAAAAGCTCAAGAACAGGGCTAAATACCAGTATTATTCCCAACGACAACTTGAGTTCTATCACCGAAACAGGGAAGAGTTGAAAGCTCAGTATCGCGAATACTACAGGAAAACCGCTGGCAAGAGGCGCGAGCGGTACAGGGAGAACCCTGAAAAGCAAAGGGCTTACACCAGGGAACGCAATCGCAAGTATCTGGACATAAAGGTTGCCTGGAACCTCAACAGGTCTTTGGAAAAGATAGAGAAAAGCACTCCGAGGGAATGTGCAAGGGGCAAGGTCACATCCACGCTGCTTGAGGAAATTCTGAAGGAGGAGGTTAGAGGAAGAGTGTTGAATTATTTAAAAAACGACAATATGAAAAAGAAAATTATGTGTATCATAGGTGAATCGGGAACCGGCAAGACTTTGTGTTCCCTACATCTGAAAAATTATCTTGGTGCAAACGTCATTTGCTCATACACCACCAGGCCTCCGAGAAAGACCGAGGTTGAGGGGCGTGAACACCATTTTATTGACATCGAGCCTCCCAAGTCGGAAATGCTTGCTTACGCTGTGTTCGGGGGTCACAAGTACTATGCCACCAAAGCCCAGGTTCAGGGTGAGTGTACGGTTTATGTAATCGACGAGAAAGGGGTTAGGAATATGCGTGAGATGAACGCTGATGAGTTTGACATCTACACCGTCTATCTCAAGCGTGACAAGCAGCTGAGGATACTCCAGGGCATTGACACCAACCGCATGAACAGGGACAACCGTCGCGAGCGCATTGATGAGTCCGAATATGACTATGTAGTTGTGAATAACGGCACCAAAGCCGAACTATTTAATAATATAGAGCGTATCTATAACGAAATCAAAAACAAGTAATATGGCAGCTAATGAAAAGGTCATTTTGACCGCTATTGTATTGGACTTTGAGACAGGAGGTCTTGACCCAAAGAAAGCGGCGGCAACCCAGTTGTCGATGCACGCAATTCGTCTGGATACGTTTGAAGTACTGGAAACCTTCAACAAGTACATCGCGCCTTACAGGACTATGGATTTCAGCAAGCCCAAGAAGAAAGTCCTCAAGACCAAGTGGGAAGAGGAAGAAGAAGCCCCGTTGATGGAATACAGCGAAAGGGCTGCGGAATATTCAGGCATTACCATGGAGACACTTTACCAAAAGGGTGAAGAGCTTGTTGAGGTTTGCAAGGAAGGCATAGAGTTCGTTAAAAGGAACACCTTATCAAAAGGCAAGTCTGCAAAGCCGTTCCTGGTGGGGCAGAATATCCTTTTCGACCTCTCGTTCTTACAGCAGATATATACTTATGCGGGGCTTTGGGATGAGTTCTCAAAGTTGCTCAGATCGACTGGAAAGGATTTCTTCGGTAACCAGACGATTTACACTATGGATACGATACTGCTCTCCCAGCTTGCCTTTGCCCACGCGGGAATGGATAGCTGGTCTCTGTCTTGTCTATGTGAAAAGTTTGGCATAGACCTGGACGATGCCCATGATGCGGACGCTGACGTTATCGCTACGAGGGAAGTTCTCAGACTCAGTGCCGTGAGGATGAGAAACGAGGAACTTGATGACATCAATGGAAGCACGGTGGTAACTAAGAAAGTAAAACTAAGGGAACATTTTAAAATTTAGGATTATGGGAATCGAATTAATGGGAATCATCGGAAGCACATTGTCTTTCGGAGCCGTGTTCGCATTGCTTTTTGACCTTTATTCCAAATGGGAAAGAAAGGAGAGGGCGATATGATACAGTTTTTGGCTATCGGTTTTGTCATAGTTTCGGTGTTGAGCGCATTGTCAGCCTTCATTTTCTTCAGTTTTCTTGCAAGCAAAGTTCTTGATATGGAAAAGAAGCTGAAAGACCTTGGAGATGATCATGCTGCCCTGACCATTGAGGTTGACAAAATCAGGGATGACTATGTAAGGAGCATTTAAAAAATAAAGACTAAAAGAATAAGAACAGCTATGGCTAATACAAATTTTGTCTTTAACCCCAAAACTGGAACGATGGAGCTGACTAATAATGGCGTTGCCACAAAGGTGCCCGAACAGCCAGCCCCATCGACCGAAGGGGGTGAAAGAAGCATAAAGATGATGGACAAGGTGCCGGAAATGAACCTCAACGTGCCAAGTGAAAATGAAGGGGTGGTGAAATTCAGGGAAAGAAGCGATCTGACCATACTTCAGTTCATTGACCAGGACACAAACAACGTGATGGGATACATCGCCGGATACGCCCTTGACATTAATTTCAACATGGAAATGCTGAACAGTGTCGAAAAGATAGAATCATTCCTTGAGGCGCTGAAGAGCGCTTTCAGGAAAAAGGTTTATGATATAGCCTTCAAAGGGGCGAAATAGCATTAGTGGGAGGCACTATCATATAATATAATACAAATTAATGTCGAATGGAAGGAAATAAAGGTATATTGACACAGAGCGAGGCAAATTTCTGCCTTTTGTACGTCCATGGTACCGCTCCATATTCGGGTAATGCCTCCAAATGCTATATAGCCGTTTACGGAAGTCCCGAAAACTGCCCGAAAGAACTGGCTGATGCGATGGTCTTTGACAAGGCTTCAAGATTATTGGACAAGCCGGAAGTGAGGGAAAGGATAGAAGAATTGAGAAAGCATGACCAGTTCCAGACTGCCGTGCTGAAACAAAGGATCAACTCGACCATGCTGGCTATTATGGAGGAGTGTTCTGAGCAGAAGGTTTACAAGAACAGGTTCAAGGAAGTCCTTATGCCAGCGCCTATGAGAGCTGTTGCTATACAGGCTGCCAAGGTGCTTCAGGACATCAACGGACTGAAGGAGGACTCTATCAGCAAGCTCCAGATAACCAACGGACAGGGAGAGGGAATAACATTTAACCTTATCGTTCCTAACAAGGAAGATAAGGAGGAAGGTGACGAGGTATGACAATGCAGGAAAAAATCGCCAAGTTCATAAGTGACAATTTCAAGACGGTCGTAATGGTGGTCACCTTCTTTGTTGGAATCTACATTCAGCACCAGACGAACACCATGCAGATTCAACGGATGCAGAAAGAGATTGTAAGGATTGACAGCAGGCTTGACGCTCAGTACAGCAAGCTCGACGCGATGAAACTGGACAAGTCCGTGTTTGAAGCCACGATACGTCAATTCTCAACAATGTCAAGTGACATCCGTGACATAAGGATCACGCTGGAAAGCCTCATGGCTAACCAGGCAATAAACAACAATAACAGAAGGTATGATAAAAAAGAATGATTTGGTTAAGGTAATTTACTCAAGGCAGCTGATGGACGAGGGGCTGCTTAGACTTGTCAACATGAAGGGTAAGGTGCTTGAGGTGAAACAGAACAGCAAGACATATCCTGGTGCGTGGGTTCAGTTCAAGGATCCTATCACCAACCAGAACGTTGAATGGTTTATACCGCTTAACTCGTTGAGGTCAAGGCAGAGTGAATACGTTGCCAAAAACGCAAAAGAACTTTTAAATATGGATTTGTAATGAAAGAGCTGAAATTAAGACTTGAAAGGATTTTTTCAAATTCAACCTACACGATAGGTCATTTGTACGTTAACGACCAGTATGTGTGTGACACGCTTGAGGATACTGACAGGGGTCTTACAAGCGCAACCCCGATTGCCGATATTAAGGCAAAAAAGGTGGCGGGAAGCACTGCGATACCACTTGGAACTTATGAAGTCCTGATGAACGTGCAATCCCCCAGGTTTATCCAGAAAACCTATTACAAGCAATTTTGCAACGGTTTTCTTCCAAGGCTCAATAACGTCCCAGGGTTTGAGGGGGTTCTGATACATATCGGGAACACTCACAAGGATACTGAGGGGTGCATACTCGTGGGCTACAACAGGATTAAGGGACAGGTTATTAATTCAAGGGTTACCTTTGAGAAGCTGATGAAGAACTATCTCCTTCCAGCAAAGAAGGAAGGGGTAAAAATAACCATTGAAATCAAAATTGTTTGAAGATGAAGTTTTTGAATAATTTGTCACTCGATTTGACGGTGGTGTTCATGGTTTGCTGCCTCGCCCTTGGGGTATATGCGTACCGCTGTCAAAACGAGGCTGAGAAAGCCAAGAATCTTTCGTCAGCGCTTGAGAACACTATCAATAACCTTGGACAGGACGTTGTGCGCTACCAGCTTATGCTGGACGATACGGTAAGGGTTTATGCGAGCGAGGTAAAAACCCTGAAGGTCACGGCTGGGATAGTTGAGCAGAAATACAAAGACCTGCTTTCAGCCATCAAGATAAAAGCTAAGAACGTCAACCAGATAGCCAGTATCTCCAATATGACAACCGATACGGTAGTGGTAGAGGCAAAAGTTGACTCATTCGGCGGTCTGAAAACAGGATACACTGACAGTTTCGTGGACATTTCAGTTGATATTGATAAAGAGAGGAGGTCCAAGATAGCATATAACGTAAGGGACTCGCTCACTGTAATGGTTACACAGAAAAAACATTCGATATTATTTGGTTTATTCAAGTGGAAAGAGTATGAAAAGGCAGTGGTGGTCAATCATAACCCGAGGGCGGTGACCACCCATGTTGAAATAATGAATGTGGAAGATTAACGATTAATATTTTCTTATTATTCTGTTAGGGCTGCGTCGTGAGACGTGGCTCTATTTTTATCCTTTCGTCTGTTTTGGCACTATAATAATGTGAAGTTAAATTAAGATAAACAGATTATGAAGAAACTTATTGCTCCGAAAGGACTGGTCATCAACTTTTCGCCATCGGAAAGGCAGCTGGAAATGTGGAACGCACTCCAGCCGAACAGGTGTGACCGTTGCGGTGGACACCTTATAATGAAGCATACTCATAATGATGAGAAGGGGTATCCTGTATATGAGCCTACGTGTGAATCGTGTGGCAATACTGACATACCTGAAAGGGTTTTAGCAGGTGGCAGCGCCGGTGGGGGTAAAGCGTTGATACTCAATGGGTTATGTTTAACTCCTGAAGGTTTTGTTCAAGTAAAAGACCTTAAATTAGGGCAAACTATCAGCTCACCCGTTACAGGGCAGGAGCAGAAAATTATATGGTTGCACCCAATAGAAAAACATCCATATTATAAGATTAACTTTGATGACGGGACAAGCTGCACTTGTTCGGAAGGTCATCTTTGGAATATCAGGAGAAGCTATAACGGTGTGCTTGAAAGGGACGAGTCAATTTGGACAACCAGCGCTATTGACAAGTATTACAAGGAAGAAAAAAATCATCCATACACAAAACTCAGCATACCCCTTTGCAAGCCGATGAACATCCACAAGCCGTTCATGATGGGGCAAAGGACTATTGATCCGTATATACTTGGTATTCTGATAAGCGAAGGTGATTTTGAAAATTGCGCTGATGATACGGCAAGGTTTTCACTTGTAAATGAGGCCTGTCTATACGGACATTTCATCAATGGCTATAAAGTCACCAGATTGACTGGATATGGTAACGATACTGGCAGAAAATCTTATCTGTATAGCGGTGAGGGATTGACTCAGAGGCTTGAGAATTTAGGTCTGGCTGGACTTAACCCCAAGAATGTAAGAATCCCCCAGCCTTATATTTTTGCGCCCCTTATCGTAAGAGTAAGCCTTATTGCAGCCCTTATGGATTCGGATGGCTACACAGGAATTGACGGTGCATTGTATTATGAGACTTTCAGCAAGCAGTTGGCTGATGATTTTGCTTTCATTATCAGATCTATTGGTGGATGGGCAAGGGTTTATGAGTGTGATTGTAGAACCCGTGATGGTGTCGATATCATTAATGAGAAGGCTTATAGGGTAAGGTTTATGACTGATATGGATAGCAATTTCTTCAGTTCAGCCGACAGTATCAACAAGTTCAATGCCATGGTGAAATACAGAAATCCCAATGTAACATTGGCAAAGACGATAGAAAGTGTTGAGTATGTCGGGATACAAGAGGGGCGCTGCATAACCGTCAGTGATCCTGAAGGATTGTTTGTTACTAATGATTTTACCGTTACACACAATTCATTCCTTGGTTGTGCCTGGCTTATACAAAGCTGTATAAGCTACCCGGATATGCTTTTTGTGGTTGCCCGTAAGACTCTGAAGGTTCTTAAATCAACCACCTGGAAGACCCTTCTCAGGCTGTTAAAATCGTGGGGCTTCAAAGAGGACGTGCATTACCACGTAAATAATCAGGAAGGAACATTGACTTTCTGGAACGGATCCGTAATCATGCAGATGGAGCTTTCTCCCTCACTGCAAGACCCTGATTTCAACAACCTTGGATCTTTGGAAATATCGGGGGCTTTTATAGACGAGGTTTCTGAAATATCTGAGAAGGCGGTCGAGGTACTTGGTTCGCGTATCCGTTACAAGATAGCCGACACATTCGTGGTTGGAAAGATTCTTATGTCAACCAACCCTTGCGCCACATGGGTACGCTCAACTTTCGTTCAGGATGATGATGGCGAGCCGGTTGACCTTGCCAAGGGTGACAGGTTCATCAGGTTCAGTTTGTTTGACAATCCTGACGAGAAATTCCGTCAGATATACTTCAACAAGCTGAAAAAGATCAGGGACAAGGCAACAAGGGACAGGTTGCTTTATGGAAACTGGGATTTCTTCAATATGAACGAAATGGCTGCATATTGGAACTTTGACGGGGAAAAACACCTTGTATCAAAGCTGAAGGAGAAATACTATGATCCCGGAAAACCACTTATACTCGCTCTTGACTTCAACGTCAACCCTTACATGACGTGCGAGCCTTGTCAGATTGACTTTGAGAAGAAGGAGGTGTATTTCTTCCCTGAATATATAGGAAGACCCGCTGACAAGAAACTTGGCACCCAGGCGGTAAACAACACCCCCGCGTTTTCAAGGTTTATAGCCTCTGAGCTTGTAAAGGACAGGCATTACGGGGGTATAATATTGACTGGTGACCCTGCCGGAAAAGCGAGGTCAACACAGACCGAGGAGGGAACGAACAACTTCACTATCGCTGAAAAAATACTATATTCAAATGGGTTCAGGCCCAAGACGGAAACTTTTGCCAAGCAGCCTGCACAGATCACCAGGCTTGATTTCGTCAATGAAATGCTTAACGGCTATGAAGGGTGGAAAATTTTCATCGACGTGCGCTCAAGGCGTTTGACCGATGACTTGGTTAACCAGAAAAAGAACCCTGACGGAACCAAGGAAAAGAAGAAAATAATCAACGACAATGGTGAACGCGTCGAAAAGTACGGTCACGCTTCCGATTGTTTTGACTATATATTAACGTACTTCTGCCCCAAGGAATACGCAAAGTTCAAGAGGGGTGAGAACGGAATGGTGGTTGTCACGGTCGGAAGAGATGACCAGGTGTACGACCTGTTTGGTGGATATTAAAAAGAATACGGATATGGGTTATAAGAGATTTTTGAACGACGAGGACTATATGGCGCTTATCACCGAGGAGGCGCTTGGTCAGATAATAAGGGAAAGGCATAACAGGCTTGAACAGGCTGAGAGTTACGCCGAGACCACCATGCTTGAATACCTCAGCCAATATTATGAGGTTGAGAAGGAGCTGGCTGTCGGTAAGAGGATAGCCGAGTACACACCGATGATATCCTACCCTCCAGGTGTGTGGTTCATCAAGGATAATGTCATATACAAGACACTCACCGCCATCAACGGCTACCAGAAGCCATCGTCAAAGGCTTACTGGCGTCCGTCAACGCTCTACATGACATCGGAGCAGATGGAGGGGGTGCGCATATACTCACAACTCAACACCTACACCAAGGGGGATTTTGTCAGGTACGGAAGCGAGATATACGAGTGCCTGGAGAACAACGGTTTTGATTTCCTGAACATCAGGATTCCCGATTACGAGGTATGGAAGGAAATTGAGAACATCCCCGAATGGAGCAAGGGTATTGAGTATTCACTGAACGATATAGTGTCTTTCAATGGTAATTACTATATACTTTTGGATATCGAGGGGTACGACCCTCTTGAGTTACCTGACAGTTCGAACCCGTATTGGGGGAAGATCGGAGATTACACGCCCGACTACAATTTCTCCTATGATCCGAAGGACTGCGATTACGTGGTCTTTGAGGGCAAGGTGTTCATACCGACACACAACCCCAATGCCGACAAGCTGGAGGAAAACGTGAACATAGTTAGGAACGACCCGCGGAACGAGAGTCTCGTCCAGCACATGACCAAAATCGCATTGTACAACCTTCACGCCCTGATATCGCCAACAAACATATCAGAGACAAGAAGGGTTCAGTACGAGGACAGCATGGCGTGGCTGGTTGCCGCTTCCAGGATTAAGATAATGATCAGCATTCCGAGGAAGCGTAACGAGAAGAACGGGGATGAGATTACCCCATTCGCGATTGAAACATTCGCGAGAGCCTACGATCCGTGGCAGAATGATTGGATTGTTTAGGATTTGTTATTATCAGAATTGGTTTTCAGATTAATTTAACTTTAACCGCTGCCCGTGAGGGTCGCGGTTTTTTTTGTGTCGGGTGGAAGGCAATCCGCAAAATATGGTTAAATTAAGCTAACTTAATATTAAAGGCTTGGAGAATTAAAAAATTCATATTATTTTTGCACCGAAAACAGAGTTCTTTGATACAAAATGTGCATGAAATGTGTATTAAAAAGATGCAAGAAAATAAAAACGTGCTGAAATACATGGGGTTATGTGGAACAATTCCGTTCCCCTCTCTCTCCGCAGAACAACGCTCCTCAGCACCTGCAAAGGTTCGCTGAGGATTGTTGTAAATAACTGAAAAACAGCTCGTTATATGAGGTCACGGCTGTCTTTCTCGTCAGCACCTGATGGGTAAAGTTAATCATATTTTGTATCTCAAAATGCACAATTTATGCACAAGTTGGATCTTCAGGACTTGTAAAGTAAATGTGATTAAAAACAGATTCGTTATGATTAGCTTGAATTACCAGCTTTATGGTACAAAAGGTTTCCAGCTAAGGTTACGTTTCTACGAGGACGGGGAAACAAGGTTCATAAACGTGAACCGAAACCTGAAAGGGTGTCTTCAAAGGAAACACTGGAACCAGAAGAAGAAGTGCCTCTACCCCAGCGCACCCTTCTATGAAGAGAACACGAAGTTCCTTGACGGATTCAAGGAAAAGTATGAAACAAGGCTCAAGGACTGGAGGGGGACGCTTGCAGGCTTCCTCATATCATGCCAGCAGGAGGACGAGGCTCCTTTGCCCCAGGCCAAGAGGAAGCTGTCTGAGACCTTTCAGTATTTCATTGACGAGATGAAGCGCAACAACGTAAATCCTGACGGTACTATCAGCGGCGGCTACGAACCTTACGAAAAGACCGTCAAGCGCTTTGAGGAGTTCTGTAAGGAGTTCGGGTGGTACTATGACCGTCTCACCCTCGATGACATGAACCCTCAGTTCATAAACAAGTTCCTTTATTGGGTGACCAACCGGGGGCGAGGGCGCTGCCTGTATGTGTCCAACACCTTACACGCCGTTCTGAGAAAGTCGGCAAAGTTCGGTTGGTACACCATGATGAACGAGGTGGAACTTTGCAACTGGATAAGGAAGAACGGCAAAAGCTCAAAGAAATACCAGACCCTTACCGCCCAGCAATGCGACAGGTTTGTCAATCTTTCAGTGGACGAACTGCCCAAGGGTCAGAACACTGAGCTTTACCGTGATTTCTGTACGTTTATCCTATACACCTGCCAGAGTGCCTGTGACGCCATATCCTTGCAGTATAGCGACATCCAGAACATCAATGGCGTTGAGCATTTTGTCTTCAAGAGGAGAAAAATCGCGAATAAGCAATCAATAGATTGCTCAGTCCCGATAAACGATACGATGAGGAAGATTATGAAACGCTGGAAGCCGATGAGCAAGGATGGATACATATTCCCTATCAGGAGCAAGGAAAAGATAGCCAAGAGCGTCACCAACAACGGCGATATAAAGCATTTCATATCAAGGCTTAATTTATGGCTGAAGAAGATGACTCCCATACTTGGAGTCCCATTCCCGTTGCACAGCTACGTCTTCAGGCACACTGGAATAACGCACTACATAAGCAAGGGTGTGCCGATAATATACGTGGCGAACCTTGCCGGAACGTCAGTATCCAACTGCGAGAGCATATATTACAATAACCAGGGGGATACCAGCAGCCGTGACAAGGTGCTTGGGGCATTATCGTTCAAATAAAAAAAAGAGCGAGCCTCACGGCCAGCTCTCTTTTAACACATTATTCATCTAAAAAAATTAAAAGTCTAATATTTAATTTTTTATATCATGGCTAAAATATTATGCAAAATAGAATTTTCCGCTTACGGTCACGAAAGGTATGTGGCTGTAATATGCGGTACTGGAAAGCGCATTGTGCGCTACTGTCCCGAAACTGGCGAGTCGTGCGCATCTCAGATTGAAGTGCTGAGAAGGATGGATATCAAGGATGACATAAGAGTCATTGACGATTTCAGCGCACTCGCTAAAATAGTTTGGGGAAGGTACTCCTTTGAAAAGGAATGGAGGAACGGGTAAAACCCGCCCCTCCCTGACATGGAGTTGCGGAAGCGGGACTCGAACCCACGACCTTTGGGGAATGAACCCAACGAGCTTCCAACTGCTCCATTCCGCGCCCTATTGGGGTTGAATATGCAAGCCTGATACACCCCACGACTTTCAGGCCAAGTGTTTGGAGTTCTCCCATTATTATAGTGGGAGAACTCCTTGAGGGTCTGATTTTTAAATATATTTTAACTTTATACACAAGGTCAGCCCCCATTTCAGGCACCCTATACCCACGGTGTACTGGGTGTTGTATGCGTTTTTCTCCCTCATGAGGTAAACGCAAATAGGGAAGACTATATAGCCAAGCCACCCGCCTGTCAAGCTGTATTCAATATTCTTTGCTTTCATAATCATAATTATTTGTTACTGAAATCAGCTGGATTTTCTCCCCATTTCTTGCTGTTCCAATGCCTCACCTCTATCCCTTCAAGGTATATGTCACAGGCTTTCAGGTAAACCTCGGCTTTCATCAGATGCTTGTTCCGTTTGCCTGAAGCCGTGCGTTTTTCCTTGAACCACGATATTGCGGTAAGGCTGTCGGAATAGATTATCCTGGGTTTGAAATCATGCTCTATAATATACTTGGCAGCTTCCACGATTGCCACAAACTCCCCGATATTGATGGTCTGGCTGCCCATATCGCAGTAAAACAGGTATTTGCCGGTCTCAAGGTCTATTCCTTGGTATTCGGTCTTCCTGTTCTTCATGGAGTGTGCCGCGTCAACTGCTATACCCTTCATCGCAATGGCTGGTAGATGTCACAGTACGTCCTACGCACCAGTTCCGCAGAGTCTATGAAATCCGCAAGTACAGAATCCATGTTCTTGATGTCAAGCCTCTTTGAGAGATTGCCGATGATGATCCCTATGTCGGAACGTGTTCGGTCGTGGCTGGAAGGGTCATAGACAAAGTTCTTGTTGCCGAACCTCACCTCGACCTTCAGATTACCTCTTTCGGTATGCGTGGTGACCGTTGCGTCAAACTGGACTATCTCAGCCGATACGGCCACGAACCCATCATGCTCTATCATAGGTACAAGCGTCACCTGGTAGAGTGTGTCTGCGAGTATTCTTTTGGATAGTATTTTATCAACAAGCACTATCTTCTTACGGCACCTGTCGGTGTCCCTGCAACCCTTCCAGGATCCCTTGTTCTTGGTTACATATCCTACTGGAGAGCCGTTTACCTCGCTCTTTGAAAATTTCAAGTATGTTTTTATTCTCTTTACCATAATTTGATTTTAATCATATTTTAGCTATAGCAAAAGGCCACGCTATATGAGTATAGTGTGGCCTTTGCATGACTGGTTTCTAATTTAACCCCATTTAACTTAATTTAATAATCAATAGCTCTATCCTTGTCTATCTTGTCCACGTCGGGGATAACGTAGCTTCCGTCAGAGCCTCTTTGCTTGATTATCCTGGAGGCGGTCTTGAAAGTGGCGAGCAAGCGCATAAGCTCGCTCTCAGACATTTCAACCATCCCCCTACACGCTTTTCCGTCCACTGGAACAGCGAACTGGAACTTGTCATCACCCAGCTTGACTATCACGGTAGCCAGTGGGTCCTCTTGCCATATACGAAGGCATAGTTTGTTGAATTTTTCGTTTTTAACCATAAGAATATGCTTTTAATCAAATTATAGTCCGATAGTGTCGGCAGCGCATGAAACACATAGACCATGGGTCGTGTCATACTGCCTCTTGGTGATCCTGTTTCCGCACATTTTGCAGAAATACATCGACTTGTTGTTCGTCCCTTTCAGTACGGCGTTGAGTGTCTGGGCGCTTATGCCGTACTCGCTCATTATCGCCTGTCTCACCTCCGGGAACGTGTAAGCCCTGTTCCTCTCCATAAGGAAAGTCCTCGCACCGTTGGTAAGCGATTCATAGTCGTACCTTATCAGCACGTCCCTGAGATATTCGGTGTTGAGCAGTCTGAGGTCGTTCATCTTTCTTAGCTCGACCTCATCAAGACCGAATATGTTGGAGGCCTTCAGTATGTCCTTGTCGCGAAGGACGTGTTTAATCTTCGGAGCCTCCATCGCCTTCCTTCTTTTTTTCTGGGAACGAGAAGCTGACATTGATCACCAGCCCACCCTCGGTTTTCTTCATGTCCTGGTACTTGCGCTCAAGCATTGCCAGCATGATACGGTTGCTTTGGGCGTGCTTCATGGTTTCCCAGTCTATCTCCAACTCGTCGGCGATACCCTTGGCGAGGTCATAGAACTGGTCACCTTCCTGTAGCTCGTTCACGTCGTATATGCTTGTTTCAGGATTTGCAAACAGCATACGTGAAAGTTTCAGGTAATCTACATAGGCTTCCTGTGCCTGTTCAAGGAGGGCATCGTTGTCATCCTTCTTTTTTACGTTTTTCTTTGCCATAATCTTTTGTTTTTTGATGTTTGATTTGAATCTCGCATTGTCCAAGACTGGCTTCTGGCTGCAAAGATAACCAATTAACGTTCAATAACGAGAATATTTTAATAAATTTTTAATATAAATGCCGTTTTTGCGTCACTTTTTGCCGCACTTGTTCTCGATAAACTGCAAAACCGGTGCCGGGAGATTGTTGTAAGCCTCCATCTTCATCATCGAGGAAACATTGTCAAAGATCTGCTGGGCGTCACTTTCGTCCACCCTTCTCTTTTGGGCATTTGAGTAGTCAGCCTCTGATATGTAGGTGTTTGCCCTGAATATCCTGCCATCCCAGTCGAACAGTGCCATACCGTCAGGAATCGCGCAGCTAAGGTGCAGTATGTCCTTTTTCTCGCCTTTCTTGGTATTGCAACCTATGGGGAGCGTACGCTCGTTGCGCCTGACATAAATAAAAACTATGTCATCGAGTGTCTTGCAGGCAGTGAAGGCGTTCCTCACCTTCCAGTCGCACACCTTTGAGAAACGCTCCCTGTACCTGAAGAAAAAGTGTGGCTGCATAAGAGCCGCCGCCCTCCAGTTATCATAGAACACTATATAGTAGTCGCATTTGCGATGACGGACACGTCCAACCACATACACTTTCAAATACCATGAAGCCATAGCCGCAACACCCGCCCCCTTTTCATATATGAAGACAATGAGGTACGTGTTACCCCTTTTTGTCTTCCTTTCCTTCATGAAGGACACGCTCTTGCTTTTCCTGTTCTTCACGAGGAGTTTGCTTACATAGGGCGAGGTGTCAACTGAATCCTGGTATTCGGAAAGCTCCACCTTGTCCTTGCAATGCTCTTCGTACAGCTCCTGGCTGGTCATGGTGTCAATAAACATCGGGTAACCCTCCATCCTTTAGTATGGACTTGTCCACCGAGGCGGCGAGCGCGAGTATCCTCTGGTAGGTCTTGGATTCAAGTATCACTACCTTGGTAGGCTCATCATCCTCCCAGCGCACATTGGGCAGCATTGCCTTGGGCAGTATTGTCTGGTTTCCCATGGCATACCAGAACTTGACGTCCTTCTGAGGTGTATTGTCCACGTATAACGTGAGACATTCGTTCTTATCTCTTGCCGCTTCCATACACCAGTTTTTTAAATAGTCCATGCTTGAAATACGATATCGCGACAATCAATGCGGCCAGAGACAGCGGCCACAAGATAGAGGATATGAAGGTGTAGTTGCGCTTGATGCGTATTTTGCACCTTCTATTGGAGTTCATCCACCTGAAAAAGAGGTAGGCTGATATGGATACCAGCACATAAAAACACACTATTGCTTCCATTGTTCATTGATTTGGTTTGTAGAGGGCGTGGGCTATGCAGCCCTTGGCAACATAACCACGCCTCTCCTTATTAATATATAGTGTAAATCTGAGGCATGAGTTTGCAAGCTCACAGTCAGACTTGTCGCAAAGGGCAAAATCCTTACCCATAGCCTTAAACTGACAAATTGAGCCTTCTTGCGATATCCTCCATGTCATTCCACGAATTTTCCAGCCTTTTCACGTCCTCCAGGCTCGATATGTCCTTCTGGACGTGGATATGGTCGCGCAATCCTCCAAGTACCCTGAAGAATTTCATCTCGCATATAATGTTCCTCTTGTTGGCCTGCCCGAACACCACAAAGCGCAGCTGCAACTGAATGAACCCTGGAGTCCTGCTGCCAAGGTGTTTTGTGTAGATTTCTGTTTTCCACGACCTGTCATAACCGTTGTTCTGAAAATATTCGGTTATCTCTTTGATTTTCTGGGATGACAGGAAGGGGGTTGGAGGGATATTAACATCCCGGCTACCCTCACAAATCCTTTTGCTACCTTCCATAGGCTATTGTTTCTGTTGGTTCTGTAGTCTTTGCAGCTTCAGTTCCTTCTCAGCAAACTCAAAGTACTCCTTGAAGGTACTCATCTCCCTGGTGAAATAGCATTTTTCGCCACTGACGGGATCCAGTCCCATATAGGTTACGGATCTCACCCACTCACCGTTAACCAGCATTTTACCGAAATGCATGATTTTGTGAATGGTTCCTGTCTTGATGTTTTTTACTTTTTTGAAATGCGGTTTTGGCATAACACTTAAATTTTAATTGTTATTGAATAAGTTGCTTTCTCAAATCGTCGAACTTCGGGGCGAGCGCGGTTGTTTTTGAAAAGTTGAGATACTGCATGGCTTCAGGAAACGTTTCAGCACACCGCTTTTCTGTTCTGATGGAAAGGCAAAGGGCGTCGGAAACCTCTTCTTTATACCTCACCTTTTTAGCTTCAAGCGATTCCAGCAGCTTTTTTGCGCTCTTCAACTTTACAAGCTCGTCGTGTGAGACTTTTATCTCCTTAACGGCAGGTATCAGCACCGGGATAGTGTAAGTATATACACAATCGTTACCGTCTGAGATAAACAGTCTTACACACTTTTCCAGATAAGAGGAATATTCTTCCATAACGGCGAGTATCGGAGCTGGAATATAAGTTTTTATTATTCCCTCAAGCATACTCTTAAAATCGTTCTTAGCCTTCTCGATCTTCTTGTCGTAGGCTATTGCCGCAAGCTGCCTGGCAGCCTTGTCAGCCATTTCTCTTGTTATTCTTCCCATAAGTTTTTATTATTAATTGTTTTTGTATATTGTATTGCTGAATAGGATTTAACGAATCCCGTTGTCACTGCACAAGTCCTGCTCGTATATCATGCGTCCTTGTATATAATCTTACCCGATTCTGATTACTCGCTCTCTGTCTCGATGATGTCGCCATTCAAACCGTGATAGTTATATGTTTCGCCTATATTATTCGTATGGGCAACCATAACGTATATGTCCCCCTCTGGTGCTTTCTTAATGGCCCTCACGCAGGCGAGCCTCCAGAGGTCGGCGATGTTCTTCCCCTCTATCTTAATGCGTATCATCGCTTACCTCCTTTCGGTAGCAAATCACTAAGGTATGCCCACTGACTTTCATCAACAACGTCCTCGTAATTGGATGTTATACAACAATCCCTAATGACAATATCAGAGCATGGAATTGGTTTTTCCTTCTTACCATCTTTCCACACCTCGCCAAGGTCAACGATATTATCCTTGCGGTCAATGATGTTCGATATAAAGCACTTTGCCCTTATCAACGTTTCGTTGTCATCGTTGCTTAAATTAAAAGCCAATTTACCTTGTAACTCGTCAATCTGCTTGTACAGCTTTTCAGCTTCTTCAATCAATTTATTCATTGTCTAACTCCATTTTAAGATTTTCTAAAACCATATCCGTATTGGCACGGCTATCTTTAATCACCTTGGCGAACACCGCAGCAAGGTTATGCGGCAGGTTATCATCATAGCCTGTTTCGGTTGTGAGTGTTACAGATATGTCTCCGCCCAACTCGTAGCTAATTTTCAATCTGTCAATCATAATTTATTTCTTTTTTTCTTAAACCATCTTCGCATCCTCGTATTTGCACGTCTGATAATATCAATGTCGTGCATTGAAGGCTGTACATATACACCCATCTCGTTAATGTAGGCAGGGCGTAACTTTTGCATCTTTCGCCAAAAGCTGTCCCTATGGTCTTTTGAGCGTGAATTTCCTTCACCCTTACACCATCCGAGTATCTTCTTCGCTTGTCGTAGTCTCATTTCTTTAATGCGCTACAATTATTACAATCGTTCCCAATACGGCATTTGTTCTTGTCAACTCCTGCCGCCCATCCAGTGTTCATTGCGCATCGGAATACAGGGCAGTAAGTCCACTCTTCCTTTGGCTTGCTTGCCGTGAGCATTGCCGATACGATTTCTTTTGCTGCGTTATTCATA